ACAACACAGCTTGTTATTGAATACAGTAAACGGTACTAGTTTCTTAACTGATAGTTCAACATACAACGCCACCGTTACCAACAATGGCACCGCAACTAGTTCGTCTAGGAATCCTTTTGCAGGATATGTTAATCTCACACACACCACTGCTGCCACGGTGGTACTAAACATGGCAGCCGCAGGTGGATTCACTTACACTGGCAATGGCGGATTCACTGTGGCTGAAATGACTAATACTAGAACGTTCAGTGTGGCCAGCACATCGGGTGGTTCAACAACCAATGCAGTTAACTTGTATTTTACTTCAGGTGCTAGTGTGGCAACTTTGACCACTGCTGGGTGGATCGACAATCTTGATTTTGGATTTACATCGTTTAATCCAGGCACAACCACTTTAAATATCAACGGTGGTTTAGTATTATCATCCAGCGGAACTTATACAGGCCTGACTCCTTCGTTCCGTTCTGATAGTACACTTACCAGTAACGGTAAAACTGTTGCAGCTCTAGTAGTTAACGCTCCAACATATACATTAACAACAAATGATGCAACATCAATCACAGGAGCATTAACATTGACTGCAGGAGCAGTGGTTGCTCCTTACAACATAACCAGTGGTAGCTTTGCTAGTGCTGGGCCATATTCTCGATCAATAACAGGATCAACCACAACATACACCATAACAGGTGCAGGTGCCACAGCATGGAATTTTGGATCAACTGGTAGTGTTTTGTTAAATGGTACTACCCAACGTCTAAGTTCACCAACTAATGCAGCATTTACTTTTGGCACCGGAGATTTAACTTTAGAATGTTGGATCTATCAAACTGCTACTTCCACCGGCGCCTACAAAGTTATTTTTGCAGATAACGTGTATGGCGGCACTGGAGGATATACGCTTTACAGTTATAATAATGCACTAAATCTATGGATAGGAGGAAGTCCTCAAGTAGAAATAATTGCTCCAGCAGGCACAATTGCTCTTAATACTTGGACTCATGTTGCGTGGTCAAGATCAGGATCGTCAAACAGATTATTCATTGATGGAACTCAAGTTGGTGCTACAACAACAGATAGCACCAATTATACCGGAACAGCATCTCTTATCGGTGCTAGCACTTTAAGCACTTTATTTTTCCCAGGTTACATGACCAACATACGTGTGGTCAAAGGCGTAGCAGTTTATACTGGTAACTTCACAGTACCCACTGCACCTTTGCAACCAACACAAAGTTCTGGCACAAACATAAGTGCCATTACAGGAACTCAAACCTCTTTATTGTTATCAACACCATTTAGTAGTTTTTTAACAGATTATTCAACTAACGCGTTTACTGTTACAAACACAGGTACAGCTACAGCCAATAATCTTTCACCATTTGCTGTGACTTCGCCGGGCATAACATTTACCGGTTTTACTATTAGCATGACAAGTGCCTCAGCAAAAACATTTGCCGGTGGCGGCGCAACTTATCCAACACTCAATCAAGGTGGTGCAGGTGCGCTGACCATATCAGGTAACAATTCATTTGGTGATTTGACTGCGACCACAAGACCCAGCACAATCACATTTACCATCTCAACAACACAGACATTCGCTGCGTTTACTCTGTCAGGCACAGCTGGCAATTTGGTCACAATCAACAGCAGCACCGCAGGAACTCAGGCCACTTTGAGCAAAAATAGTGGTACAGTGAGCGTTGGTTATTTGAGCATTCGTGATTCTGCAGCAACAGGTGGTGCACAGTGGTATGCGGGAACCACATCAACCAATGTGAGCAACAACACAGGATGGATATTTGCTGCACCAGGCAGTTTCAATGCTGGCGGACTCTTTTTTGCATTCTTCTAAACGTCAATTGCGTCGAAATGCGTTTTCAATTGATTCCAGTTTGGTCTGTATGCTTTCAAGATTCACAGTGCTCCACAGGCCTGGATGCATTGGACGAGGCCATGTTCCTTGATCAATCCAGGCATACCCTAGGTGTTCGTCATTCAGCACTGGTATAAATTCTTCATCAACCACACACACCCAGGTGTGATACTCAAACATACCATCAGCTGATGTGAATTTTTCCAGTGGTACCAATCGTGTGTAAGTGGGAAAACTGCCCAGTTCCTCCACACACTCACGTTCCATACCACCCAGCAATGTTTCGCCAGTTTCTATCTTGCCGCCAGGCAGGCCCCATGAACCCGGATGCTTGGCATCGTTGCGTAGCAGATACAAGTATCTTCCGGTGCCTTGACTAAGGAACCAGACTCCCACGGCTTTCAAAGTACCAGACTCCAGGTGCCGCCGGGGTATATTCCTTGATAACTTTTGACCCATTGTATTCCAGTCCATTGATATTGTATGCTGGTGGTGATATTGGTAACATACTGAATGTCTGTGTTGCCTTCAGCATTGAACACCACATTCCAATAGTTACCACTGTATTCAATTATGTCATTGGCTTTGGCAATCAATGGACGACCGTTTTGCCCAATCCAGCCCTCAGCAGGATACTCATTGTCAAGTGAACCAGTGGCCTCAGTCAGCAAATATCTCACGCCTTCCAGGTTACTATCGTCTGGACTGGGTGCATAAGTCAAGGGATTCACCACAGCATCTATAGGAGCCAGGGTGTTTTGTGGAGCAGTGTCTTGATCCACGTCAAACAACAAGAATCGATTGTCTGTGGGATCCAATACTATGGTTCCTATCACTTCAGATTCATCTGCTTGTATCAGTCGTATTTGACTGATACCCGGGCGTAGCACACCGTACACCCCAATCACTGCTGTCCATTGTAAATTGCTGTTGGACACAATTTGAGTAGGGGTCAATGATTCGTTGTCAGGCTCATCTGCTAGACTTTGCTGTTGTAAGCATTGCAGTTTGTTGTTGATCAACACTGCTGCCCAATTGTACGGAGTAATCACTTGTCTTGTGCCCAGTAACAGATCATTGTTTTCTATGGCATTGTGCAGGTCACCATTGGCATCGTACATGCTGGCAACCACACGTTCTACCACACCCAGTTTTTTAACCTTGACTGGTGAGCTGATCCAGATTGGCAGGCCAAATTTCAAACTGGCAATGTCAATGGGATTTTCTGTACCTTGCGGAATGATTCTTGACGTCCAGGTGCAACTGTCCAGTTCTACCACACTCAAACTGGTCCAGTCAAGATAGTTGTCTGTGCTTTGTATTTCCAAACTGGGATTGAACAGGGTCAAAATCTGTTCTAACAATTGCAATTTTTGATTGGTGTTGCTGGTCCAGATTTCCAAAGTGATACCCAATCTATAAGGCACAGGCATCAAGCGTTCAATGGTAAAGGCATTTCCTTGTGTGGTTTCGTAAGTGTCGGTTTCGCTGTCGTAGGTTCGTTGTCGAATTGACACTGAATTCACATGATAAGGTTCTTGCATCCTGGGACGGTCGTAGTCCAAGGATGAAATATAAAAAGTCATCAGCGGTGTGCTGGGCAAACTGCTGGCTGAATTTTCCTGCAATATGGTCTGCACATTTCTAGTAGAATCGCCATATCTCACTGGTACTCGCAGCAGCGCAGCTTGTTCGCCGTCGCGCCCGTACTGAACTTGAAAGCCGGATACCATTCTGGTAAACTGCAACAAGAAACGTCGTATCTGTTCATCATAAAAGAAATTTTGCATAGCTTAACTGGATTTCTGTCCTGGTTGTGTGGGCGGAAATGGTTTGTTTGGCAAGTCACCGCCGTTGTCACCATTGTCCGCTCGAGGTTTGAGCATTTCACTGAGACTCTGACGACTGGGTATATTACCCATGTCAGTAGTAGGCACAGTGTATGTATTGTTAACAAAGGTACTCTTCAAGATATCGTTGGCAGAACCATTGTTGAGATTGGTACGCACTGCATCTTCCAGTTTGACCCAGCGAATACCATCCCAGCGGAACAGTCTGTTGGGTTGATAATCCAGTCTCAATGCATAATCTCCCAGCGATGGATTCAACGGGAAAGTCACACCAGGTGTGACAGGCAATCCGTTAGGTGCTTCATCTGAGCCGGTCAAGTAACCCACTGTGTAACCAAAAGATGTTGGTGTGCCGGTCAAGTAACCTTCAGTGTAGCCCTGTGATTGTGGCGTCACGTCCATGCCACCTTGTGTGCCATCCACTGTGTTGTCACTGCCAGCATACAGTGTGGTAGAGTTGGCAGGTTGTAAATTTTCAGTGGGCAGGATATAAAACTTGCTGATGTCGTAACCGCTGAGCGGAACTTCAATGTCGGCCTGTGTGAGTATGGCTTCGTTGATGTTGGTATCTTTGAGTCTGGTACCTTGCAAATCTGCAATGGTAGGAGGAGTGTACTCTCTCCAATAATTGGTATTGGTAATGTCTGTGCCAGCTGGCGTGTTTGCTCTGGCTTGATAATACACATCGCCGTAGTTGACCACACTACCAGTGGGGTAAAAATTACCATTATCCCAGATCTGTTCGCTCACCATGGGTTTGTTTGTGATGGTGTTGAATTCTTGTGAATCTGTCAGCGGTGTGGCTTTGACTCGCCACAAGTGAGGCAACCAAGTCACACTAAATCCTTCGCTGGCATAAGCAGCATCTTGGATGACATAATATCTAGCCAGTCCTGTGGGTAAATCAGCCTTCAGCGGATGAAAATCTTTTAAATTGGGTATTTCCAAAACATCGCCATTCATCAGCTTGCGACCAAACGTGTCAATCATTTTGTTGTAGTGGAACGTGATGAACAGTGTGTCGTTGTTCAGGAACAGGCCAAATTGGGTAAGATCAAAGTCAATGTCTTGTGAGTTGTACACACCGCGCATGACATATATGTCCGGATCATATTGCCGATCTCGATTTTCCAGCAGCAGCAAATCTTGTATGTTTAACGGGCTCAGTGTTTCGTAAACTGGCAAAGTGGCGTCTGCATTGCCCGAAAATGCCGAATCGGCACCGCCGGTTTCGGGTCCTAGATACTTGTGGCAGTACAAATCCAAGCCGCCAACGGTGTACATTTCTGCAATGGTGCGATCTAGAAATTGGTAATCCCTAGTTCGATTGGTACGGTACATGGAAAGTCTGGGCATAGTGTGTTATTTATGGGCAGGTTGACTGGAAATTCTGTTTCAGTTATAATTACAACATGACAATCACCAAAGGAAAACCCATGGCAGTGACTGCAAAAATCGCAATCAAATCAATGAATCCGCGTAGCCCAGATACCAAATACGTGGGACACGAACCCGAATGGCGTGTGCAGCCTGAACAAGATCGCAATCGAATCAGTGCAATGAGCAATGCGTTTGGTTGGTACAATTATTTTTACGGCAAAAAAGAAGCCAAAGAAATGATTGTGACCTACTTGGAGCTGCACAAACGAGCAAAAGATGCCAAAAAAATACGCTCGTTGACTGACAGTCAAATACGACTGACCACTGGTTGGCTGTGCCGCATGACCATGATGGGCTTGGAATTGACTGATCAAGAACAGATCAAATTGGACAATCTCATTGACGACTTGCTGGCAATCAAAGACCAGGCAGCAGCAGAAGTGGCAGAAGTTGACACAGCAGTCAAACCCAACATCCAAGATCGTCTACGTGAAAAGATGAAAGAATGTGCAGGTGAATTGGAAGGCATGCTGGATGATTTTGTCACAGCAGGTTGCAAAATGTCAGCTGATTGGAAACCCATTGCTCAGATACGTGGCATGAACGTGGCACCACAAATGGTGTATCACATTGCAGACATTTGGAAAACTAGGTTGGCACACTTTGAAAAAGTAGTAGCCGGCAAAGATGCACAACTGGTCGAAGGCTACTCACACCTGTCCAAGGTACAATTACGCAACATTGTGAAGTTTTGCGAATCTGTGATTTCAGATTGCGGTGCTTATGTGCAGATCAAGAAAGTGGAACGCAAGCCACGCAAGGTCAAACCCGTAAGCCCGGAGAAAAAAGCAGCCAAGTTCAAACATTGTGTGGAATTTGCTGAACTCAAACTCAAGGGTTTGTCAGCTGCGACTCTGGTGGACAAGAGCGAAGCATGGTTGTACGATACCAAGAAACGCAAACTGATCCATGTGGTAGCAGACAGTCACGCTGGCAGTTTTACAATCAAAAGCAGTTCAATCATTGGATTTTCTGTGAGCGAAACACAGCAAAAAACACTGCGTAAGCCAGCAGACACTTTGAAAGCACTACAGGCCGCAGGCAAACCGGCTGCTAGAAAGATTTTTAAAGATCTAACCACAACCGAAACTCAGTTCAATGGTCGAAGCAATGAGAATTTGCTAGTGCTCAAAAGCTGGTAAATAAGGGGGAACGGAGTTCCCCTTTATGTCTGAAAAAACACTACCACAACTCAAACAAGATCTTGTAGAATACTGTAGCCTGATGTTGGGCAGTCAGATCATTGATCTTGAGTTGGATCCAGCGCACTACGAAGCAGCATACCAGCGAACTTTGGGTGTGTATCGGCAACGTGCCAACGCTGCATATGAAGAAGCCTACATCTTCATGGAGTTGATACGAGACCTCAACATCTACACGCTGCCGCAAGAAGTACAAAGTGTGCGGCAGATATTTCGTCGCACGTTCGGCGATGCCACAGGCCCGTTTGCATCAAACTTTGATCCGTTTGCTCAAGCGTCGATCAACGTGTATCTCATGAATTTCAATGTGGCAGGTCGCCTGGCCACGTACGATTTCTACAGCCAATACGTAGAACTGGCAGCCAAGATGTTTGGTGGTTTCATGAACTACACCTGGAATCCTGTAAACAAAAAACTGCAACTGATTCGCGATCCCAAAAATACCGGGGAAAATGTGTTAATTTGGTGCTACCAACTCAAACCAGAAATCAATCTCTTGAGTGATTTTCAAATACAGCAATGGATCCGTGATTACATGGTGGCTGTGTGCAAAATGATCATAGGTGAAGCCCGTGAAAAATTTGGCACCATTGCTGGACCACAAGGTGGCGGCACCCTAAACGGCACTGCTATGAAAACCGAAGCCCAGGCACAGATGGATGCCAAGGTGTTAGAATTGGTCAACTATGTTGATGGTTCTCAACCAATTACTTTTGTGATTGGATAACACATGGCATTTAGTATGGGACCTGGTTGGAGTATGGGACCTGGTTGGGCGTTTGTGCCCACATCAGCTGCACCTGCCACAGTTGAATATTTAGTGGTTGCTGGCGGCGGCTCGGGCGGCGCTTGGGCCGCCGGTGGTGGTGGCGCCGGCGGATATAGAACAGCGTCAGGATTTGCTGTTGCTTCAGGCACACCAATCACTGTCACAGTTGGCGGTGGCGGCGCTGCTATTGCCACTGGCAGTACAGCAGCCCAAGGCAATAGTGGTACCAATTCTGTATTCTCAACAATCACTTCAATCGGCGGTGGCGGTGGCGGTAGTTATACCGTAGCCACGTATCCTGGTCTCGCTGGCGGTTCAGGTGGTGGTGGTGGCGATACAGGAACTACCACACCTAACGCTGGTGGATATGGTACAGGTACTGCCGGGCAAGGCAACAATGGTGGTAGTGGTATTGACAGCGCAGGCGGTTCAGGTGGTGGTGGTGGTGGTGCAGGTGCAGTCGGATCAAGTGTACCAGCTGGACCGTATTCACCAAATGCTGGATATCCAAGCGGCGCCGACGGTGGCATTGGATTGCAATCATCAATTACCGGCACCGCTACTTACTACGCTGGTGGCGGTGGTGGCGGTTGCTTTAACCAAGGCTACAAAGGCGGCAACGGCGGCGACGGTGGTGGAGGTGGCGGCAGCGCATACGGAGGACTTGGCAATTCTATAAATTCTACAGGCGGTAGCAATGGTGGTGGTGCTGGTGTAGTAGCTGCTGCTGCTGGCGCAGGCGGACCAAATTCTGGTGGAGGTGGCGGCGGCAGTAATGGCAGTAATAGTTACTTTCACTACGCTAGCGGAGCAGGTGGTTCGGGTATTGTGGTTATTCGTTATCCTGATACTGATCTTGCTGCAACCTCCACAACAGGATCACCAACAATCACTGTAACGGGCGGTTATAGAATATACACTTGGACCAGTTCGGGTTCAATAACTTTCTAATAAAGATCACAATGGCATTAACAATAGGATCTGGTTGGACATTTGGCGGCGGATGGACTGTGTCTGGTGCTTCTTTGCTTAATCCGCCCACAGCAGTTGAATACTTGGTGGTTGCTGGCGGTGGTGGAGGTGGTGGCTCAGTTGCAGATTATGCTGGCGGTGGCGGTGGCGGCGCAGGCGGATATAGAACAGCATCAGGATTTGCAGTGGCTGCCAGCACTCCAATTACCGTCACAGTTGGCGGTGGTGGTGCCGGTGCCATTGGTGGCGGAACTAGCGGAGAAAATTCTGTTTTTTCAACTATTACTTCAACAGGCGGCGGCGGCGGTGCCGGCGGCGCCTCCGGTACCGCTGCAACTGGTGGCTCTGGTGGTGGCGGTGCCTACACAAATTTAGCTGGCGGCTCGGGCACGGCAGGTCCGCCAAGACAAGGATATGATGGCGGTACTGGCAATAGAACTTCTGACGCAGGCGGTGGTGGCGGTGGCGCAAGTGCAGTTGGTGGAAATGCCAATGCTAGCCCCTATAATGTTAGCCCAACAGGCGGCAACGGGGGAGCAGGTAGTGAATGGCCAATTAGTTCTGGAACATATTACGCAGGCGGCGGTGGCGGTGGCACATATGGCGCTGGCAGTGCAGGAGCAGGCAGAGCACCAGGCGCTGGCGGTTCAGGTGGTGGCGGCGGTGGCGGTCCAATAACTACCTATAATGGTATAGCTGGCACAACAAACACCGGTGGTGGTGGCGGCGGCTCAACTGCCAAAGCCGGTGCAACAAGCACAGGTGGTACTGGTGGATCTGGTATTGTTATTATTCGTTATTCTGACACTTATGATCTGGCAACATCCACCACTGGATCGCCAACAATAACAACCACCGGTGGTTATAGAATATACACCTGGACCAGTTCAGGTTCGATAACTTTCTAATATCACACAAAATACCGATAAATACGCATAGAGGAACAACACAACATGAGTCATTTTGCAAAAGTAGAAAATGGTATTGTCACCCAAGTGATAGTTATAGAACAGGATGTTCTCACCACAGGACTTTGGGGCGATCCTGCTGCCTGGGTGCAAACCAGTTACAACACGTATGGTGGGCAACACCAGCTGGGCGGAACACCACTGAGAAAAAATTATGCTGGTGTGGGTTACATTTACGACCAAAATCTAGATGCATTTTATGCACCCAAACCTTATGCCAGCTGGATCTTGGACGAAGCCACCTGCATATGGCAAGCACCCAAATCCATGCCAACTGACGATAAAAACTACTACTGGGACGAACCCACTGTGTCTTGGAAAGTAGTGGTTGCAACGCCATGAATTCAGTGCTGATTGCTGGATGCAGTTTTGCAGGAATAGCAGCAGGATATTCAAATCCAGCGCCCAACATCAATCGCACACGATTTAAATTCTTTGATGCACCAGCAGCCGGCAACAGAGCTATTGCTGCTCGTGTGCGATACGAACTGTTCAGAGGCTCATATGATCATGTGATTGTACTTTGGTCGGGTATAAATCGTATAGATGTACCAGTCACGCTAAAAACACATATTAGAACGCCCAGCAATTACCGATACATATCAGTAATGGAAGAATGGGCATGGTACCATTCTGGAGGCATGGCTGGCAGTTGGCAGTCAGATGATGTGTGTCCAGCTGCAATAAAATCTCAATTTCGTGAAGAATATCTAAATCAAACTGCTAGGTCGGCCACAGACACAACCTTAGCGGCCATTATAGACACACAAGATTTATTAAAATCTTGCAAAATTGACTATACCATGTGTTTTATCTACGACATAAATCAAAGTTACAATGACACAGTAGACAAAGTGACCAACACCAAATATCGTACCATTGGATTTGATCGCTGGCCACAATGGTTGGCCTTGGAGCATTGTTTGGGCAAAATTGACCCCACATCAAGTCTGTACAACATGGTCGACTGGGGAAAATTTAACAAAGTCACTCCGCCTTATGAATACTGTGTCAAGCAAAATCTACAACAAATTGACAAGTTTCATCCTAGCTCTTTTGGCATGGCAGAATGGTTTGAAACACAATTGGGTATTGATTTAACCAGTTGAGTTGTGTGTGCCAGCGGTGTGTGTTACAATACACTATGGCAGATTTAATGATTGACATTGAAGGTCTGGGTACCGGACCAGACACCACTATACTGACTATTGCGGCTCAGAGTTTTGATCCGCTGGGACACGGCTACCACGATCGATACTACTATGCTAGAATTGATTTGGAAAGTCAGCCTGATCGCAGTATTCAACAAGGCACTATAGATTGGTGGGCCACCCAACCTGCAGCAGCACGTGACGAAGCATTCAATGAGCATGATCGTATTCCACTAGATCAAGCACTGGACCAACTGGCCAAGTTTATTTGGCAAAGCCGATTGATCTGGGCCAATGGTCCCACTTACGATATGAACATTATTGAACATGCTTACAAAAGCTATGGCCGACCCTTGCCCTGGCAATTTTACGTGGTTCGTGATGCCCGCACCATATATAGTTTGTGGCCTGATTTGCCTCGTCCTGCTACCAGTCACCATGCACTGGAAGACTGCCGACGGCAAATTGACATGTTGCAGGCCACACTAAAACATCTAAACATCAGAGAGCTCAAATGATTATTGGAATTTGTGGATTTATTGGATCAGGCAAAGATACTGTGGCAGATTATCTCACAAACTTGCACGAGTTTCGTAGAGAAAGTTTTGCCAACAGCCTCAAAGATTCTGTAGCACATGTGTTTGGCTGGGACAGAACCATGCTAGAAGGCCGCACCAAACAAGCCCGTGAATGGCGCGAACAAGTAGACTCATGGTGGGCAGATCGACTGAACATGCCCGAACTCACTCCAAGATGGGTGCTGCAACACTGGGGCACAGAAGTATGTCGTCAAGGATTCCACGATGATATTTGGATTGCCAGTTTGGAAAACAAACTGCGTAACAGCCAAGATGACATAGTAATTTCTGACTGTAGGTTTCCCAATGAAATTGCAGCAATACGACGAGCCAACGGGCTAGTTGTACGAGTTGTTCGCGGCGCAGAACCCACCTGGTACGATGATGCTGTGGCAGTTAATCAAGGCGAATTTGGTAACATGGCCTGGACCACCAGTAAGTCTCGACTGGCCAAACTCAAAATACATGCCAGCGAAACTGCCTGGGTGGGTACCCGATTTGATGTAATCTTAGACAACAACGGATCATTGGATGACCTGTATGCTCAAGTGCATCAGTTGGTCACACATCCGGTTCAAGATCTCCTGGCCGCCACGGCAAATCAGACCTGAGCAATTCTTCCACACAGTTTTTGCATACTGATTTGAGATTTTTTGGTGTGGCATTGCTGAGATTGCCGTCCTGGTGATACACCAAGATTTGGCTAACATATCTAGCTCGGAATCCGCAACGGTCACAGCTCATTTTCTTTTTGTAGCCTGCTGATTTCCATCGTGGTTCTCGTGGTCGGATTCCGCGATTTTTCCTAGCACAAGTTTCACAACGTTTTCTATAATGCTTGATGCCCTCGCGGATGTAGTTCACAGCACAAGGGCGTTGTCCGCAGGCTTGACAAATGGGTCTCATGGGGTATTTATTGTCGTGGACCTTTGCCAAAGGGCACTGTATCATGTGTTTTTTTGACAATTGCTATAAATATCAGTAACTTGAAAAGGAAACCACCATGGCTCTAACATCACCCGGCGTACAAGTAACTGTAATTGACGAAAGTCAATACATCCCTTCTGCCGTCAACACCGTACCTTATTTTATAATTGCTACAGCACAGAACAAAGTTTCTAGTGATGGCATCACAGTAGCAGCAGGTACCACGGCAGCCAATGCCAACAAAACTTATCTCATTACCAGCCAACGCGATCTTACTGCTACATTTGGTGTGCCATTCTTTTACAATACCACCACAGGTACTCCAATCAATGGATATGAGCTCAACGAATACGGATTGCTGGCAGCGTACAGTGCATTGGGTGTTACCAATCGTGCGTACATACAACGTGTTGATATAAATCTCACTGATCTCACAGCCAGTTTGACTCGCCCCACTGGCAATGCCAACAATGGCGCTTACTGGCTGGATACCTCTACAACTGTTTGGGGCATACAGGAATGGGATCAGACCACTGGCACATTCACAGTGATGACTCCAATGGTCATTACCGACACTGCGGACGTGGTAAACTACAGTGGAGGAGATTACACTCCCCAAGCATCAATTGGTAGCATTGGCGATTATGCAGTGTCAGCTGTGTCACTAAAACTGCCTACCTATTACAAAAATTCCAGTAATACCTGGGTGGCCCTGGGTTCTCAAGCCTGGCAAACATCTTACCCCACTGTTACTGGTACCAATGCTCCCAGCAGTTTGACTGCAGGTTACAACATGTACATCAATGGCAGTTTAGTTACTGTGGGTGCTACCAACACAGTGGCTGGATTTGCAGCAGTGATCAACACCGCAGCCATACCAGGCGTCACTGCCGCGGCAGTGTCAGGTCAATTGAACATATACGCTAACTCTCTTGCCACTGCCGACGGATCCACTGCGACCACCGGGCATGTGGTCATCCAACCTGGACCAAATCAAGGTTCAGCGTTGCTGACCACACTGGGCATTGCCGAAGATGAATATTACACACCTATATATTTCCCAGGTTACAGTTATCAAGCACCTCGTTGGAGAACCACAGATACTGTTCCTCGTCCTACCGGAAGTGTGTGGAATAATCTCAGCACTGTAAATAATGGTATACAACTGTCAATTAAACAGTACAGCACTGCACTAGATACCTGGGTGGCACAAACAACATCAGTTTATTCGGGCGATAGCACAGCCATTTATGGATTGGACCCTACAGGCGGCGGAAAGAACATTCCAGTTGGCACAACCTATGCTGCCTATGATGCAAACCTTGTGACCACTACCCCTAACAGCACAATGGCTTTTCAAATACTTGAAAGAGTTGCATTGGGTGCCACTATTGTAACTGGAACCACAATTCCCACTGGTAATGCGTTCACAGTGGGTGATACGTTTACTCTTAAAGGCACAGAAGCTGGACAAAGCGCAACTAATTCAGCCACTGTGACCATTGGCGGAACTGGTAGCGTGGCCAATTTTATCAGTGCAGTTAGTGCTGCTGGCGTTCCTTATGTGAGCGCCAGTGTAAATTCTGCAGGCAACATTGTGTTTACACACAGCCAAGGTGGAAACATGTTTTTGGTACCTCTTACTGGTACTCCGATAACCACCGCTGGTTTCAGCACCAACACAAGCAAAGTACGTGCTTCCAACAGCACAGCTAATCAATTGAATCTTAGCAACTGGGTGACCACACCGTTGTTCACTTATACTGCCAGCAATACTGCGCCGTCCCAAGATCCTGCAGATGGACGTTTATGGTATTACAGCTCTGTGGATGATTGCGATATCATGATTCAAGACAATGGTGATTGGAAAGGTTATCAAAATGTCACCAACGATGTTCGCGGCTATGACTTGAGTAACACCAATGCAACAGGCCCAATTGTGGCAGCAACAGCACCACTAACACAAACTGACTCAGCTGAATCACCATTGGTGTACGGCGACCTGTGGGTGGATACCAGCGATTTGGAAAATTATCCCAGGTTGTATCGTTGGGAATCGGCCAGCGGAGTTGATCAATGGGTACAGATTGACACAACAGATCAAACTACTCAAAGCGGTATTTTGTTTGCTGATGCTCGCTGGGCATCAAATGGTACTACTGACCCAGTGGCAGATCCATTCCCAACTATTGTCAGTTTGTTGACTAGCAATTACCTAGATCCTGATGCGCCTAATCCTGCACTGTATCCACAGGGTATGTTGTTATGGAATGCTCGTCGCAGCGGCTACAATGTAAAATCTTTCCAAGCAGATTATTTTACTACCACAGCGACCGACTACAGCATTGGTGTGTATTCTAATACCACTACATATCGGGCAAATGATTTTGTCAGCTATGACAACGGCATCTATGTGTGTACCGCTACTACCACAGGAAATACTCCCAGCAACACAGCATATTGGGACTTGATTGTTCTCAACACCTGGCTCACAGCAAGTGGCAACCGTCCAACCGGTGCCATGTATGGCGGGCGTCAGGCACAACGCAAGATGATTGTGGCTGCCATGAAGAGTGGTATTGACACCAGTGTGGCTGCTAGAGAAGAGCAAAATGGATTCAACCTCATTGGTACTCCAGCATATCCTGAACTGACTCCCAATATGATTGCTCTCAGCAATGAGCGCAACAACACACTGTTTGTGGTCGCAGACACACCAATGAGATTAGGACCAGATGGCAACAGCTTGGTTGAATGGGCTACTAATAATCTTGGCCTGGGATTGCCCACAGAAGACGGAAACATTGCCACCAGTAACTATGCTGGTGCATTTTATCCAAGTTGTTTGACTACAGACCTTGGCGGCAACACTGTGGTACAACCTCCAAGCCATATGATGATACGTACTATTCTGCGTAGTGATGCAGTGAGTTATCCATGGTTAGCCCCTGCTGGCACACGACGTGGTGTGATTGATAATGCCACAGCAATTGGTTATATCGATGCTATCACTGGTGAATTCCAACAAATTGGTGTGAGTCAAAGCGTAAGAGACATCCTGTACGAACGCAATATCAATCCAATCACGTTTATTCCAGGTATTGGTATTACCAACTTCGGTAACAAAACCACCACAACCACAACCACTGCATTGGATCGTATCAATGTGGCACGTTTGGTTTGCTTCTTGCGTGGCAGACTGGAAGAAGTTGGAAAACTGTTCTTGTTTGAACCCAATGATCAGATCACACGTAATTCTATCGCCAATCTGTGCAACAGCTTGATGATTGACTTGGTGGCCAAACGTGCTATCTACGACTATTTGGTGGTATGTGACTTGAGTAACAATACTCCTGCACGTATTGACAGAAATGAATTGTGGGTTGATATTGCCATTGAACCAGTGAAGGCGGTGGAGTTTATCTACATTCCGTTGCGTATCAAGAATACTGGCGCAATTGCAGCTGGTGGTTAATGATCACGAGTTGGGGCTGAAAAGTTAGCCCCAACTCAAAGGTAAATAAACATATAGGAGAGATAACAAATGGCAGTTTCATCATTACAGCGCATGACAGTACCCTTGGCAAGTGACCAAAGCTCATCAACCCAAGGCTTGTTAATGCCCAAACTCAGATATCGCTTTAGAGTGATGTTTGATAACTTTGGTGTTTCAACACCTACCACTGAATTGACCAAACAAGTAATCAGTTTTGCCCGCCCAAATCTTACTTTTGAAGAAATTGCGGTACCTGTTTACAACAGCACATTGAAGCTGGCCGGCCGTCATAGCTGGGCAGATTCTGTTTGCGAAATACGCGACGATGCATCTAATTCAGTGTCTAAACTGGTAGGCGAACAGCTACAGAAACAAATGGACTTCCTGGAGATGTCCAGTGCTGCCAGCGGTATTGATTACAAGTTTGTGACTAGACTTGAAATACTTGACGGTGGCAACGGCGCCAACTTACCGGTGGTTCTAGAAGCTTGGGAATTGTATGGTTGCTATCTCAAAGCTGCCGACTACGGTGCCATGAATTACGGCACCAACGAAGCAGTCACAGTAAGCATGACCATTGCTTATGACAATGCTGCTCAGATTGGTACCAATGGATTGACCACATCTGGTATTGGTGGCATAATTGGTCGAACAGTAGGCGACGTGGTAACAGGCGCTGGCGCAGCGTAATACTTGTGGGTAGCTTTGGTCAGGATTTTGCCAAGGGATTCTTTGGCACTGAGGGAACTCGGGACTATACTCACGCCAGCAAAGTATTCCGGACCAACGCCTACGAACTTAAACCCCGGTTTAAGTTTCTCTTTCATGTGACATTCACAATCAACACAGGACAAATACCTGCACTGAATGGTATATTTGCCACAGACGATGTGACCAATCTCAGCTATGTGGTCAAAACAGCAAGTTTACCCACTTACAGTATAGACACTGCCACAATGAATCAGTACAATCGCAAAAGATTAGTACAGACCAAAATAAAATACAATCCTGTTACTATCACATTCCACGATGACGGCGGCGACAATGTGCGAAACATGTGGTACAACTACTACGCCTACTACTACAAAGATGCCAGCCAAAAATATGGCAGCGATGCCAATACCAACGGCAGTGCAGGACGCAGTCAAAGTCAACAAGATGGATTTGGTGGCTGGGACCGAGATATCTATTCAAATGATAGACAGGTCAACGACTGGGGCTACATTGGCGAAAGTTACAACGATGGCACTAGTTCGCCCAGCGGTAAACCGCCGTTTTTCAGTGACATACGCATAGCTGGATTTGATAAAAATCACAAGTATGCAGAATATGTGTTGATCAATCCTATAATTTCCGGTTGGCAGCATGACACGTATGATTATGCTCAAGGCAATGGTATCATGGAAAACAAAATGACCATTGACTACGAAACAGTGAAATACTACGACAAAGCCCCTAACAAGCCACCAGGCTTTGCCAACCCCAGTCATTACGACACACGCCGCAGTCCAATTGCCCGGCCAGGGTCTACCAACAGCATATTTGGTCAAGGTGGATTGTTGGATGTGGTGGATGGAATCAGCGAAGACTTGCAGTCAGGATCGGTACTGGGCCTGATTGGCGCAGTGCAAAAAGCAGGAACATTCTACAACACCAATCAACAAAACGGTGGATTTAAAAAATTGCTGATCAACGAGGCCACGGCATTGGGAACACAGGCCATACAAGGCGCATTGCCTGGCGCAGTACGTGCTGTGGCCAACAGAGCCGATGGCTGGATATTCCCTACTGCACAATTTAACAGAAATAACACCGGGGTCAATCAAACTCAAGCCGAAACCGATAGATTGTTAAGAACACGACAATGACCACAGTTAACACTACCAATTTCAACATTGATCAGACTGTCAGAGTTTATGATCAATTTTACAACTTTGACGTCAATGTTCCTGCCGACGAATATGATATTGTGTACAGTTTTTTCCAGAGAGAAATGACAACTCCCCGCGCAGCCGGCAATTTCACAGTGAGTTTGTTTCGTGTGGCCCAAGAAACTCAAATACCTGCATTGACTTTGTTGCAGGGATTTCAAGGCAGCGGAGCCAGCAATGGTATCAATCTCAATGTGTCGTTGGCATACTATTTAAACTTGATTCGTGACCGATCTACATTGCTAGGGGTGGGAACGCCAGTGGTACCCAATTATTATCCTGCACAGGCAGTGTTACAATGAGTCATTGGGCACAAGGCAAATACGAAGTACTGAACGCTGCCAAGTATGTGGGCAATGGTATTCCTCGTTATCGTTCAGGTTGGGAACTCAGCTTTATGCGATTCTGTGACAACAACGAACATATCTTGCAATGGGCCAGTGAGAGCATAGCTATTCCTTATAGAAATCCTGTAACAGGAAAAATGTCGCAGTACATTCCTGATTTTTTAGTGACTTATCGCAACAAAAACAACACCATGCGAGCTGAGTTGATTGAAATCAAACCCAAAAAGCAAAGCGTGATTGAAAGCAAAATGAGCAGTAGAGATCGTGCAGTGGTAGCAGTGAACTATGCCAAATGGGCTTCTGCCCAGAAATGGTGTAATCGCAATGGCCTGAACTTTAGGGTGATCACTGAATTGGACATGTTTGCAAACGGCAAAAGAAAATAGATAAATAAAAGTGCCAGTCGCGATGTACCACCATCCACTGACTCTAACGCTTTAAAGGAGCATCAGCAATGTATTTACAAAACAAATACACTCGTTGGTATAATAACATTATACAACAAGCACAATCAAGAAACTTGCCACCAGATATCTATACAGAAAAACATCACATTATCCCGCGTAGCCTCGGTGGCGATAATTCAAAAGAAAATCTTGTTCGTTTAACTGCACGGGAACATTTTGTATGTCATTTGTTATTAACAAAGATGACAGAAGGAAAGAGTAAGATGAGCATGTGTTACGCAGCCTGGCAAATGACACATATAAACAGCAGACCAAGATATAACTCTTGTTCTAGAACTTACGCATATCTAAGAAAAATGTTATCAGAAGCATATACCGGAGTTCCAAAAACATCTATTTGGTGGACTGGCAAAAAGCATACTGAAGAAACGCTAACAAAACAATCAGAAGTCAAGCGAGGCCTAAGGAATCCAAACTTCGGAGTGAGTCAAAAACCAGAATGGAATCAAAAGAAAAGTAAAGCACAAATTGGAATAGCTAAACCAAAATATACGTGTTATAACTGTGGTAAAATAGTAGGTGGTAAATCGAACCTAGATCGTTGGCACAACAAAAACTGCTTACTAAATACAGGATGAAGAAATTAGAAGAACTGTTTGATTTACCTCCCACAGAAAAAAATAACTTGGTAATCCCTACCATAGCAGAAAATAAATTGCATCTAGCTGAATTAGATGAAACAATTGATAAAATTGACAATGCCCTCCCAATGGTACGTGGACTTGATGCCACTGATCAAGAAATGGATGAATTAGCAGGATTGGCCACAGGTACGTACAAGGATTTGATGGACCTTGGGTTTCAAGTTGACAGTCGCTTTGCAGCTGAAATCTTCAGCGTGGCCAGCAACATGTTGGGACATGCCATCACAGCCAAGACTGCCAAACTGGACAAAAAGCTCAAGATAATTGATCTACAGTTGAAGAAAATGCGCCTGGATCAAAACGTCAAATCCGAAGAACCGGCAGGAGGTGCCATACCAACAGCACAAGGCATGGTGTTGAGTCGCAATGATTTGTTGGAGCGATTGTTGCGTGGTAAAGACCAAAACACTCAAAAAGAATAAATATACCATAGGATACTCACATGAAACCATTTGCAAAATACCTAGCCGAAAGCGAAAAAACCTACAACTATCGCATCAAGATAGTGGGTGATGTGCCCAACACGTTTGTCAAAGAGCTGGAAGGCAAATTGACACAGTTTGATATTGTAAAAATATCAAAACCAAAAACTACTCCGGTACGAAAAGAAATTCCAGACTTTCCTGCATTTCCCAATCAACCCATGAGCATTGTGGATGTGGAATTTCGTTATCCGGCTATTGAACCACAGATCAAACAGTTGGCACAGTTGTTGGGCATGGATCCCAATAGAATCTTGATGAACACTTTGCCCTACGAAGAAAGCATGAATGACGAAAGTCGCAAGATTGGCGACCAGAACAAGAACCTGTTGGACAAGCCGGACTATCCTGCACCTGATGCCGAACAACGAGCGCTCAGCAAAGACTATGCCACAGGGCCATATGATCATGCAGTGTTGAAAAATGCCTATCGTTCAAACTTCACCATTGCCGGCAAAAAAACACCGCCAGCCAAAACCACAAATGATTTGCCAATGGGAACCAAAAGCCCAATGACCACGATCAAGCGTCCACCCAAGCCAGCCACTGGCGCACAACCTAGAGGATAATACAAAATGAGTTTTTTTTACGACCTAAACAAAAAGTTAGACAGCATTCGTGCCACACCTGAAGTAACACATCAACAGCTGAACGAGCGTGACATGGGCAAGCACAACAATGCTACCACTGGGTTTGCTGCATTGGCCAAGAAAACTGGCGGTGGTGAAAAAGGTGCTAGAATCGCTGGCGCACAGCTGGCCAAGATGCGTGCCAAAGGCCAAGTAGAAGAAGGCAGCCCGTACACAGACTATACGCCAGTTGACGAGCCGGTTAATAAAAATGCAAAAGCAGAAGCACCAGGATCTCGAATCAAAGTTGATCCACCAGCACCTCCAGCTTCGGCAGCATCACGTGCTGCACCTCCAACTAAAAAAACAACCAATGAAGCTGACATGGATGAAAGTGCATTCCAAGCTGCTATTGGCAAAAAGAAATACGGTGATCAAGGTATGAAGGCACTGCAAAAAGCCGGAAGAAATCACGCTAGCGATACTACCATGAACAACATTCGCAATCGTTATGACAAGTATGACGAAAGCATGGGCATGGCCGACGAAGGCAATGCTTTCTCAGGTGCTGTGGTCCGAGCCAAAGCCGACGGTGTTCAACCAGGTGAAAAAATTCATGTAGGCGGCAAAGAATATCCAGTGAAGGAAGCAGCCAAGTGGCGTGCGCCTGAACACAAAGACAAACTGTACACACAGAAGCCTGGTGACAGTGACGACTACGATGATATGGACTACGGCTATGACGACTACGGAATTAAGGCGCGCCCTAAAAATGATCCAGGACAAAAACGCAGAATGGGCGGAGTTGGCGACGAGTTCAGCAGAACAGATCCATTGAAAAAAGGATTTGGTCGTTCAGGCACAGGAAATCCTGTAGAAAAAGGACCAAGAAAAGGTCTGCCAAAGAGGGATCAAATTACCAGCCTCAAAGGCAGTATCAAAGACGCACACGGAACACATACACAACCCAATTTGCCCGAAGCTGGTGTGCCAATGACCCCTAAGCAAAAATCGTTTGCTAAATTAGCACCGCCTGCTGACAAGATCACTTTCGCTGACAAGATTGCCGGCGCCAAGAAAGAAGTTGATGAAATGCTAGGCAATGTAGCAGCCGACGCAATGAAAAAAGCCATAGGTGGCGGTCGCGGACGCAATGCTGGGATGGACGAAAGCGGCGGCCATATTGATTGGTCAGATGACGATCGTGGCCGTAAATTGTCAAGTACCGGTGGTAGAATTGATACCTCCACACCGGGAGTCACACGCCATACTCCAGTAAAAGGCAACTACAGTGGCGCAGGCCATGATGCCCATGCCGGTTCAGATGGACCAAGTGGTCCCGCGGGACGACGCCGAGTTGGTGCTGGCCAAGGCACAAAGATTGGTGCCAAAATCAACACTGGCAAATCCAAATTGATGACACGCGAAGGCGACCAGGATCCAGCAGATCAAGGCGAATACGATCAAGAAGGCGCAATGGGTCGCAATGAGATCCATACCATGATGCGTAATGCCAAACAACTGGAACAGATGTTGGGCGACAACGACAACTTGCCAGAATGGGTTCAGAAAAAACTCAGCTTGGCCAGCGACTACATGCAGACCATTGCTGACTATTTGGCTAGCGAAAAAGAAACTGATGCCGAAGATCAGTCAGGCGAAGAAATGGAACTGGCTGAAAAAAAATCAGCACGCTCAAAACCCAAACAAAGCAGCGGCAATGACGGCAACTTGGCCAACAACGCCAAACCTTATGACAAAGTAACACGAGGCGATGTTGTTGCAGGTCGCCTGGGCAAAGATGAAATGGGCGGTAAAAAAAAGTCAACCAAGCCTTTAGCCAAGAAAGAAAAAGAAGTTGAAGAATCAACCACTGCTGGTTCTGTAGCCACAGCACCCACCTCAGGCAAAGCTGGCAAAGGCAGCATGAGCTTTGGCAAAGGCATCTATGACAGCATTGATCGTGCAGTTGAACGTCAGATCAACGAAAGCATGAACATTAGCATGAGCATGAACAACGAAGGTGGCAGCGCAGGCCAAACCCTCACAATCACTGCCACAGACGAAGATGCTACACAGTTGGCACAGATGTTGAAAATGGCTGGACTAGGCGGCGGTGACAATATGTCGCATGGTGAAGATGATCTTGCTGACCAAATTCGTCAAGCTGAACAAGGTCATGGCGGTGCAGCGTTCGGCGGCGAAGAAGTGTGTGCTGGTTGCGGCATGTCCGATTGCGGTTGCGACGAAATGGTAGACGAAACTTATGGCGACAACGTGGTAGACATGAACAGCCCTAATTATCCTACCAACACTGAACGTGCTCAAGATAACTTTGGATACAGCGGCGGTGTAAACAAACCCAAGCACGATGTAGCCGGCAATGGTCAAAGCACAGTTCCTGTAACAGCAGTGCGTGCTCAAGATGAACTGAGCCGCATTAGAGAAATGGCCGGAATGCCACCTGCAATGCCCGTAGTTAACAACAGAGCAGTGCCAAGCAATACCTCGGCGCAGAAGGCACAACAAAAACAAAATGAAAGTATTTTTACTGATACTGAAAATTTGTGGAAACGCTATAAAGGATAATGGCCATGTCATACAAACCCTACAACGAAAATCTCAACACACCCACACAGCACAATCCGCACAGTCCGGCCAGTGCGAGATGGCAACCACAACCTGTGGAAATTCCAGGTGTGTTACACCAATCACGTCAGTTGTATCAACCGGTGGTGACAGAAGTTCCTAAGGATAACTCATAATGGCTATTCAAGTTGTAAATACCGTAGGAAATGTATTGTGGACCACTGACAAAGTGCAGTTCAACACCACATTGTCCAATGTCACATTCCAAGTCAGTGCAGTGCAATTGACCTACATACAGGCCAATGGCGTGCCTACCAACGCTGCAATGAGCACTTCTACTGGAAACTTGTATGCCAATGCAATTGCATTGCCTGGTAACTCCAGTCAAGAATATTATGTGGGTGCAGGCAACTATCTCAACATCCTAACAGGCGCAGGTGGTTTTACTGCCACTGCCATTGGCAGCGCAACATCGGCCACAGCAGGGGTCACTGGCACCTGATCATGCGTGCCAATGAATTTATTTCTGAAGGTCAGCAAATTGGCCGCCTAAGCAAAACAAAAAGTTATGCTAGTGTGGGCCTGCACAAATTTGTTGATCCAGGTCATGCTGATCGTGTGTATGAACTAAATCGCATCATGATGGCCACAGCCAGTACCGATGGAACTTTTGTTCCTGATATTGATGGAGAATCTTGGGTTGGACGCTGGAACATTGCCGCGCCTTACACCAAAGAAGAACATGACATGTTGAAAATGGCCTACAAAGCCATTGGGTCAGATGTGAGTGATCTCAACCACGGCGATCTCCGCAGTTTGGAAATACCCAGCACCAATACTGTCAGTCCGGTAAAAGCATTCCGAGGATACAGATGAGAGCCCGAGAGTTCGTGACCGAGCAAAAGAATCTGCCACCCGAGGACGCAGACCCCATGCGATATACCTATGTGATTCCTGGACTCAGTGCCGCGGACCCTTATCGCAATTACAGATTTGGTGTGGCCCTGGCACGAGCACGAAGTGATGCCGGCAAGGATGGACTCAGCAAAGATTTTCCCGAATGGAGCGCAGAAACTGCATTTGGCGAGCATGGCGTTGTGATCGGTATGAACAACAGCATAGAATCGGTGATTGACCAAGCATTGGCCATGACCAACACACCTGGCGGAAAAAAATTGGTTTCTACTCCTACCAGCACTGAACCAGACTTTGTGGACAAAGTCAGTCCCATAAAAGCATTCAAAGGTTATTGAATCTACAGCTAAATACTCCAACGAGGAATATTTAGATCATGGCCAATCCACCCCCACCATACGCAAACATTACCGGCATATCTCGTGCGGCAATGAAGGACAATGCACAAATCACTGTGCAAAATTACAATGGGGTTGCTAGACCTGGTGAACTTGTAGTCGATCAAATCACTGACAATCTTTACGTGGGCAACACCAATGGTAACCTGACCTTGGTGGCATTTGGTTCTGGAGTTTCGTCTCCCACAGCATTCGATCCGCAGTTTACAGACGTATCAGGTACCACCGCTGGTGCAACAGCCACAGCATCATACACGCTGATGGGTCCTCTGTGTTATTTTCAAGTGTATGTGGATTTTGCAACCTGCACCAACTTTGGTACTTTGGGTTATCGAATTACTCTGCCATTTCCTTCAGCTCAGACCATACGCATGGCCAACGGTACCCTGCATCAAACGTCAGGCACAGGTAGCCCGGCAAATTTTCACATAGCCGGTATTACAGATATAGATACTAGTACCACAATTCATAACTTGTATTATTCTGGCAGTACCACAGACCTAGCCTGGAAATACAACACACCGGTTAATGCTACCAATACCGGCAGTCACTTTGATCTTTGTGGCATATATCAAATAGCTTAATATAAATACCCAATGAAAAAACTTTTGTTTGTGCTGTTACTCACAGCCGTTAATTTAGCACAGGCTTGGACGCAACGAGCTCCCAATCCATTGCCCATGTGTAAAGTGCATCAACCATATGGATTTGCAAAAACTGCACACCAGTTACAACCCATCTGCCGGCAGGCATATCTTGTGGCCTATGACGCACAGGCCAAAATTCCCAACTATGTGGCATACACACTCACACCACCCAACGCACTGGGTTGTGTAGCACGTACCAATGCATTTGCAGTAGATCAATTAATCTCAAATGGAGCCACTCCGGATGATTATGCTGGTACAGGATTTGACAAAGGGCACATGGCACCCGATGGCGATCTAAGCTGGGATCAACAGGTGGAGTTTGAAAGTTTCTTGATGACCAACATGAGTCCACAAGCTGGCAGCTTGAATCGCGGCATTTGGAAATTGCTAGAAACATCAGTGCGTGGCTGGGCAGCGCAGCACAATCAAGCATATACTGTCATTGCAGGCAGTTTTTACGATGCATCTGACAAGAAGATTGGTCGGGGTGTGGTTGTACCACATGGCTTTTACAAGATTGTGATCAACAATCAAACACACGAAATCGCCGGTTGGACTTTCCCACACACTGCACCATATCCCAACTTAGGCAATGACCTGACCAAGTTTAGATTGCCTGTCAGTCAAATTCAAACCATGGCAGGAGTGCAGTTTGCTTTCCCAGCCAATGCTCGCGAACTCAACCCCGGAACAGAATGGGCTGTGGATTTTGGTGCACTGACCCGAGCCAAACGTGCCAAATGCGGCGCAGCAGACGATTAAAATCTGTCCAAACAGGCATGTCGTAAATACTGCATGACCAATTTCTACTGTGCTGCACCCTGGCGCGGCTTGCATATCAATCCTCAAGGCAATGTTAAAACTTGTTGTGCCGGCAATCCCAACATGCTGGGCAATTTGAACAGCCAGACCATTGAGCAGATACTGAACAGCAATCTCATGACAGAAATACGTGCCAGTTTGGCACAAGGTCAGCCGCACGACTATTGTTCCAATTGTGTTCGAGCTGAACGCTTTGGAGCAGACTCTGAACGGCAATGGCACAACAACGTGAATCCCAATTTTGATTATGCCACTGCTGGCAACCAATATCATTATCCTGTGATAGTAGATGTACGTTGGAACACCACATGCAATCTAAGTTGTAATTATTGCGGCGAATCATGCAGTTCAAAATGGGCCAGTATCAAAGGAATTCCATTCAAATCTGGTGCTCGTCCCTACTACGATTCAGTCTGCGACTTTATTGAACAGCACTATGAACACATACACGAGGTGGCCTTGGTTGGTGGAGAACCACTGTTGTTGCCAGAAAATGATCGGCTACTAGATGTCATACCCCAGGATGCCATTGTCACACTAATCACAAACTTGAATGTGGATCTAGACAAAAACAAAATATTTCAAAAATTATCCAAACGAAACCGGGTGGGCTGGTCAATGAGTTTTGATAACACTGGTGAACAACTGGAGTATGTGCGTCACGGAGCCAGTTGGTCGTTGATCAAAGAAAATCTTGCCAAGATCAAACACTTGATGACCACACAAGGCCATTGGGGTGGTATACATGCAGTGTACAACATGTACAATGCCACACGTATTTGTGAACTAAGACAATTTGCCGAACAAACTAAAACCACAGTGCTATGGCAAAACTTGTTTCAACCTGAATACCTTGATCCATTCTTGCACGGTGCAGCAGTTGCTCAAGCAGCAATTGCAGAGATTGAAAGATTCTATGCCATGAACATTGCTACACCTGCTGAACGTCAGTTTTTTGACAATGCACTAACCACTTATCACAATAGATTGAGTGTGGATAAAATTAGCAAAATTGACACAGACTTTTGGCGTCATGTGCATAACAATGAAACCAAATATCATCCAGACAAAGCTGGCGAGTTTCAGCGCCTATGGCCGGAGTTGGCATTCTTATGCAAATAACTGCTGTTGATCAAGACCTAAACTTGTTCCGCGTGATGGATCTGTTTCCACCATCACTGGTTCAACAGGTCCTTGACACTGATTGGGCCAAACTGCCCTGGCAGCCACAACCAGGTCATCAAAAACGTCGCAAGATTGATAATGCAGCAATAGAATGGATTCAACAGTGGAATGACTATTGCGAAGAACTGTGGCCCAAGATTGGAACAGCACTGGATTGTACGGTAGCGCAATACTCGGGCACAGGCTGGTGGGTTGATGAACCAGGATTTATTTGCGGAATACATACTGACGGGGAGTTGCCAGGCGCTATTCAGATGACCTGGATCGGTGACAATTTGGGCACTGCATTTTATCATTACAACAATCCTGCTGCACTGAGATATCAAGTTGAAGCCGTTCCAAACGCAGGATATCTCATGATAAACAATGCAGATTCAACTGGGTATAGAAAATTACAATGGCACGGTATGCTGACTCCTGTACCTGCTAACTCTTTAAGAGTAAGTTCGTATTCGTGGCTAACAGCCAAATGAAAACCAGTCTAGACAGTCAAGTCAAGTTTTTTAATTAATAAAATTATGTTAGCAATCTACAGTAACAATATAGTGACAGATGAAATAATTGAACATTGCAAGTTTGTTCAACCGTATGAAATTTTTAGATCAATTGATCAGTATGTGAACTCAGATGCTGTTAGAAAACTGGCATTTATAAATTGTATCAATCAATTTGATCCACCAAAAAATGATCAAGACCATCATGAGCAAATGGTCAACGGCACACGATTTTGCCAGGAAATTGAACAGACCAAATATTGCAGTGAAGCAGTTTTTGCGCTTGACAATGAATTTCACGCATATCATCTTGACATCTTAAAGATACACAATCAATCCAACATCTATTGGATATTGCCAGTATATCCAACTGCTTGCGTTACTTCTGCAATTAATATTTTGCCCTACAACGTTCAATTTCACTATCAACTTGAACCTTATCAACAAAGATTAAATCACAAACTGCATGAACTCACGTATCATGAGCACAAACCTTTTTACTTTGATGCATTACTTGGACTGAGTCGACCTTTTAGAGATTTTGTATTTGACGCTGTGAATGCCAGCAACAATCGAGAAAAATTTCTTATGACCTACGGTGCTCGGCCAGGCCAGGATACAGTTTCAAAATACCATTGGGAACCCGAAGTAGAATTTGCGTCATCATTTTGGAGCTCGGTTACCAACGTGAATTACCTGGGCGAAAACTTAAAAGTAAGTCTGATAGTTCCAATTACCATCTACAATCAGTGTGCCTATAGCATAATAACCGAAACCAACGCATTCAATGAGTATAGTTTTTTTACAGAAAAAATAGCCAAAGCACTGTTGGCCAAAAGATTGTTTGTGGTGTTTTCCGGCTACAACTTTTTAAACAACTTGCAAAAGTTGGGATTTCGAACATTTGGCAATGTGATAGATGAAAGTTATGATAACATCATTGATGACAAACAAAGATGGGCCGCTGCTTTTGAACAGGTTGAAAAATTATGCAACATGGATCAATTGACAGTTCAAAAACAGATTGAGAGCACAATAGATCATAATTATCAGTTGCTGATGAATACCAATTGGCATTTATCAATGTTGGACAATGTCAAGCACGTTGTTGATAATTTACAAAATCCTTTTCAAAAAAACACAATGACACAAAAATTTAAAAATTCCCCCTGGCACCCAGGAGCCTCTACAAATCCTGAAGCATATTATGTCAATACCACCCGAGAGTTTATGCCGCCAGACAGCAAAGAAAATTTTGAAAAACTCTGCGAAGTTCCTGAATACCACGAATATTTCAAAAATAATGGCTGGTTGGAACCCGGTGCCATCACATATGATATCAACAGCTATGGATTTCGTTGTGCTGAGTTTGATGATCAAGACTGCATGCTGGCCCTGGGCTGTAGTTTTACCATTGGCATAGGACTACCGCTTGACAGCACTTGGCCACAGATAGTGGGCAAACAATTGGGATTGGTTCCGTACACCATGGCCTGGGGCGGAGCATCAGCTGACACTTGTTTTAGACTGGCAGAATATTGGATTCCAAAACTAAAACCCAAAGCAGTGTTTGTGTTGGCACCACCGCCCGCTAGATTTGAATTGATAAAAGCGGTGGGCTATCCGCCTGTTGAAAACTATCTACCACAAGGTGAATCACACAGCACAACTGAAATTGATAGTTTTTTAAAACACTGGCATACCATGGACGAAAATTCCAGATTGAATTACAAAAAAAATAAGTTGGCAATAAAAGCCATATGTGCCGAACTTGATATTCCGTGTTTTGTATATGATGTGCTTGATCACATGGCAAAACCAAGAGAAGAAGTTGGATATGCTAGAGATCGCATGCATGCTGGACCTGTTGGGCACAGCATGCTGGCAGAAAGGATGCTGAATGATTGGTCTAAAAAATAGTTCAGAAACAGCATTGGTCAAGGCGCCTCATCGGCGCGAGACTTACTCAGACGAAGAAATCACAGAATTTGTGTTGTGTGCTGATCCTGTTACAGGACCGCTGTACTTTATGGATCATTTTTTCTACATACAACATCCCATACGCGGCAAAATGCGATATTCTCCTTTTGAATATCAAACCCGACTGATCGAAACGTATCACAACTACAGATATTCAATCTCCATGATGCCTCGACAAACAGGCAAATCAACCAGTGCTGCTGGCTACCTACTATGGTATGCTATGTTTGTGCCTGATTCCACAGTGTTGATTGCAGCACACAAGTACACAGGCGCTCAAGAGATCATGCAACGCATACGCTATGCCTACGAACTGTGCCCCAATCACATACGTGCCGGTGCTACCAGTTACAACAAAGGCAGTTTGGAGTTTGACAACGGCAGCCGTATTGTTTCAGCCACAACTACTGAAAATACCGGTCGTGGTATGAGTATTTCACTGCTGTACTGTGACGAGTTTGCGTTTGTTCGCCCAACCATTGCCAAAGAATTCTGGACCAGTATATCGCCCACACTGGCCACAGGCGGTAAAGCAATTATTACATCAACCCCCAACAGTGACGAAGATCAGTTTGCATTCTTGTGGAAAGGTGCCAACAAAACAGTGGATGAATATGGCAATCAAACTGTGCTGGGCACCAACGGATTCAGAGCATTTCGCAGTTATTGGAATGAGCATCCAGATCGTGACGAAGCCTGGGCAGATCAACAACGAGCAGCCTTAGGCGAAGATCGTTTCCGCCGTGAAATGGGTTGTGAGTTCATTATCAATGATGAAACACTGATTGCTCCTACCAAATTGATTGATCTTGAAGGACGTGAGCCCTTGCGTAAAACTGGGCAAGTACGCTGGTACAAAGAACCCAGCAAGGACAAGATGTACATTGTGGCACTAGATCCCAGTCTAGGTACCGGCGGCGACCCCAGTGCCATACAGGTATTTGAAGCAGACACCACAATACAAGTGGCTGAATGGCGGCATGATCGTACAGATGTGCCCACTCAGGTCAAAATACTAGTGGACATCATCAAAGAAATCAATGCTGTAGTACAAGATTCCAGTAAGATCTACTACAGTGTGGAAAACAACACCCTGGGCGAAGCAGCGTTGATATCCATTGCAGAATACGGCGAAGAAAATATTCCAGGCTATTTCCTCAGCGACAACTCAGTGCAAGGCACAGCTGGGCGTAGAATTCGCAAGGGTTTTACCACCACAAACAAAAGCAAAATCATGGCCTGCAACAAGGCCAAAATCTTGATTGAGTCTGGGCGCATGAAAATCCACAGTTCACCACTGATCACTGAACTCAAAACATTTGTGGCGCATGGCACCAGTTTTGCTGCCAAGCCCGGAGAAACTGATGATTTGGTCATGGCCACGTTGTTGGCTGTGCGTATGTTGGTGATGTTACAGACATATCACGTGGAGTTAGACACACATCTCAAAGATCACGGTGACACCATAATTGAGCCCATGCCATTTATATCAATCATGCGTTGAAACTAAATAAACAATCATGGCACAAGAAAACAACATCGCTCAGCAACTGAATGACCTACTGGTCACACGAGATTTTCACCCGGACATGCGCGATTCGCAGGGAAAAGTATGCGACAGCAGTGATGCCAAAGTGTTCACATTTGACTATGTCAGCGGCAGCGGCAAAGACTACGGAACCATGGTGATCATACTGGACTCAGGAAATGATCTAAAAGCCATGTTTGGCAACAATTTAGGTCGCGGCATGGAAGATGCGGACAAAGACGAATGGTATGAATTTCAACAGCAACTGAGTCAATTTGCCAACAGCCATCGCTGGACTTACACCGGCGATGACATAAGCAAGCTCAAGTATACCATGCAAGGCTTGGCCGCCATCAAAGAAGGCCTGTTTGAAGGCTACTATGGCACACGCAGAATCAGCTATGCCGGCGAGCCCACCCAAGCAAGATTGATGATCCGACACAATCGCAATCTGGGCGAAAATGACGCACGTTTCCGTTATGTGGAAAGTATTTTTGTAGAAACAGCAGACGGTGAGCGACATCGATTGCCATTTACAAATCTAGCTGGAGGCAGAGCCATGCTGGAACATGTGCGTCAAGGTGGCAAGCCGTATGATGTGCGCGGCAATCACATTTGTGAAATGATAAATGAGCTCAAGGTTCTTGCACGTTTTAATCGTGCCAGCCAGGGGCGTGTGGTAGAAGGTGTCAAACAAAGCGTGGTACAAGGTGCTCAAACTTATTACAAGTCCTTGAGAGAAAACATCAAGCGATTGAGCAGCCCACGTGGCTACACGGCTTATTTTGAATCATGGCATCCGGCCAGCATCACAGAACAAGACCAATTGGTAGAAGATATCAAAACACTGTTCATAGAACAGACCATTGACGACAGGATTGAGCAAGCTCTTCCACTGTTGGCAAAAATACAACAAGGACGCGAAATGAAAGAAGCTGAAATTTTTGAAAACTGGGTAAACAACGTTACCGAAGGCACCTGGAGCCTGCCAGAAACTCCTGAACAAATGACCCGACTCAAAGAGCTCATGAGTGGTGAATTGATTGCGGGACCCGATGGTACCAATGCCACAGAACAACTGTATGACTTGATCGGCGACGATGTGTTGTTTGATCGCATCGGTGAATTGGCTGCACAAGACCCACGTGCCAATGTGTGGGACGATACTGACATACAAGCCAGAATGCAAGAACTGGGCATACAGATGCCTGATCGTTCTGCAGCAGATATGGATGCTCAACCGCAGCAAGGCGTGGCGGAAGATTCGCATGAAGAACAAGTCGCAAGATTAGCCGCATACAATGAAAAAATGGCTGGTGAAAATCCACCAATTGATTTGGGTCTACGAGAAGTAGGAAACTGGGCAAAGGTTGGGCACTATGGTGATCCTATCAAAACAGCCTGGTTCAATATAGCAAAATACGGACTTAGAAACAATAAATTCAATGATTCTGTTGACCAAGCAATGTCAGCAATAGGTGATTTCCCTGACAAGTATGATCTTAGCATACCCGAAATTGATACATTATATAGTGCCTATGAAACAGTATATGACCAATGGGAACAATCAAAAAGTCAACGAGGTATGTCAGAAGCTGACAACATTGCTGCCTTTGAAAGCCTGCAACGTATGCGTGGCCTGGCAGGCATGCCACTGAAAGAAAATGTGCTCAATGATGCTGGCAGCACACTGGCACATATCATGACCACATATCAACGTGACGTTAGAGACTTTGCACAAACTGGAGAAATGAGTTCAGACCTGTATGATGCACTGTATGACTACTATTTTGATGACATGCCATACGGGGTTAAAAAAGCTCGCTCAGGCGATCCGTATGAATGGATCAGCGATCGCTTTGCTGAAGACATCTTGAGCAATGCACCAGTCGATACGCCACATCAGTCTGACGGTCAAACTGTGGGCCAAGTGATGAGTCAAGTGGGCACTCGCGGACTCAATGGCAGACCAGCGCCACTGACCGAATGCAACTACACCATGGAAGGTGAATACTGTCCAGAGCACGGCTTGTCTGAATGCTGGTCGCAAGGCATGTACGAAGACATTTTGTCTACAGGCATCCAACTGGCCGAAGAAACAAAGACACGGTCAATGCCGCAGATGTCTGGTATGAGAATGCCCACAATGCCCACAATGCCCACAATGCCCACAATGCCCACAATGCCCGGGATGGCAGCAGGCATGGGAATAACTGCGCCAACGCCTCCCACCCCACCAACTGCGCCAACGCCTCCCACCCCACCAAGCCTTGATATGCCACAAATTCAACGACTGATGAAACTGGCTGGTATGTACAAAGCAGGTAACCGTTCTTCGTTGCAAAAATCCACCAATGATCTACTGGCCAGAATGACTGGGCAGGACAAGTCGTCGGCTGCAGATGTGGCACCATCGTTTAAAACTCCTGGCGCCGCACATGCTGGCCAGGGCGGTTCGGACTACCAGGATGAAGAGCCTAAAGGCCAAGCACATTTGGGTCAGCAAGGTTACGACTACCAAGACGAAGAGCCCAAAGGCCAAGCACATTCAGGTCAAGGCGGATCCAACTACTACAATTATGATGATGCAGATCAAAGCAGTGCAGAAACAGCACGTCTTGGAAAGTTGAAAAATCCAAATGTTGATCCTGCCTTGGCTCACATGCTGATCAATCCTAACAATCCGGATGCTTTTGCTATGCAGCGTGACGAAGAGCCAAATGATCGCAAGATGAATGATGCCAACTATATAAATTCTCTAAATCCCAACGGCGTTGAAAAACCACCTGTAGATTTGGGATTGCCGCCGGGAGAATTGGATAAAAATTCCTGGGACGACATGATGAAATCAGTTCCGGATACAGATGATGATGCCTGGTCTGACCTCATGAATCAGACCAAAGTAAGCGAAGCTGATGCTCCAGCTCAAAACAGAGCAAAAGGTTTCACCAGCCCATATTTTCAAAGTCGCCAACTGCCCGGCAAAAAATGGTGGGGCAGTGATGGATATCCACCACTGCCAACAGATGGATCTGATCCAAATAATACACCTAACAAAGGCAATTCAAGATCAAGATACTTCTTGCCTCACTCAGACCAACCTGTTGTTCAGCCTAACCGTATAGACCCAGATACAGATATACCAGGCTCTGACGACTCGTACCCAGTTTCCTACAGCAACAGAGACGATCTTGGGCCCCCGGTTTTTGACCAAGAACCACCACTTAGCTCGCTAGATAAAGCACCACGGCTGCCCAACAACACTGTTACAAATGTTGATGTCACTCGCGAATCACGTGAAGGTGATGCGCTTTTGGCAAGAATAAAATCATTAGCTTTAATCAAATGACATAAATAACATTGACACGTAGACAGAAAGCGCATATACTACTACAGTGTTTGCGCTTTTTCTTTTGTGGCACAGGCAACATTAGATCTAACTAACATTAGATAGGCAACATACATAGGCAACTTTATAGGAGAAAAAACTATGGCATCTTTAGCAGAAATTCGAGCACGACTACAGGCAGCAGAAAACAAAGGTGGGCAATCCACCGGAGGCGGTGACAAATCCATTTACCCGCATTGGAACATGGAAGAAGGTCAATCAGCCACTTTGCGCTTTTTGCCCGACGGCAACACAAAAAACACATTCTTCTGGGCAGAACGAGCCATGATCCGACTGCCATTCAATGGCATCAAAGGAGAGATGGACTCAAAACAAGTCATGGTACAAGTACCTTGTGTTGAGATGTGGGGCGAAACTTGTCCAATCTTGGCAGAAGTGCGTACCTGGTTCAAGGACAAGAGCCTTGAGGACATGGGTCGTAAGTACTGGAAGAAACGCAGTTACATCTTTCAAGGATTTGTTCGTGAGAATCCCATTGCAGACGACAAGACACCGGACAATCCCATCCGACGTTTCATCATTGGACCTCAACTGTTCACCTTGATCAAGGGTGCGTTGATGGATCCTGAGTTGGAAGAATTGCCAACTGACATGATGCGCGGTCTGGACTTCCGTATCAGCAAAACACAAAAAGGTGGCTTTGCTGACTACAACAGCAGCAAGTGGGCTAGAAAAGAGTCAGCACTGACTGACGCAGAACAAGCAGCAGTGGAAGCACATGGCTTGTTTGACTTGAGCTCATTCTTGCCCAAGAAACCCACAGATGTGGAACTCAAGGTCATGAAAGAAATGTTTGAAGCATCAGTAGATGGACAGCCTTACGACACAGAGCGTTGGGGCCAATACTTCCGCCCTGCTGGTGTGAATGCTCCTGGCGGTGCAGCAGCACCTGCAGACGCAGACGAAGACGTTGCCAAGCCTGCATTGCGGGTGGCAGCACCAAGCAAAGCAGCACCAGCAGACAACTTTGATGACGAACCAGCAGAGGCATCTGCTCCGGTGGCCAAACCTGCTGGTGACAGCAAAACACAGGACATCTTGGCCATGATCCGTAGTCGCCAGAACAAGTAATAACGCAATGGGGAGAATTTCTCCCCATTGTAAACTCTAAATTATTATGGGCGGCGACGGAATTCACATTTTTTTATTTTCCTGTGCTGAATATGCACCATATCTTGACGAGTGTTTGGATTCTATTAGAACTCATGTGATTGATACAATACTTTCAATAAACATTGTAACAAATACAACAATAAAAAAAGACGGTTGCACCACTATCAAAGATCGTGATTTTTGGAACCTACTAGATCCTAAATTTCAATATAGGAATTTATACAATCACAATTGGTACAAACAACAGTTTTTTAAACTACATGTCGACAAGTATATTGATGGAAATGCATTAATAGTTGACGGAGATGTGTTATTCACAGGCCCTACAAAATTTATACATCAGAACACTGTTGATGTCTATACAACAGTCATCTTGCCCGAAGCAAAATTTTTCTACAACAATTTTAATAAATTTCTATTGGATTTAAATTTTGAATATAATGAAGATGAGTCGTTTGTATCCGAAGTCATGATTTTTTCTACTGAGATTTTAAAAAACCTCAGAGATGAAATAGAAAATAAACATAAAAAATCCTGGATTGACATAATGTCTAGCAGTTTACTAATTGATGCAGATGTGAGTCCTGATAGGAATCCCAACTATCGTTTGTCAGAATACGAATTGTACGGAAATTATTTTTATAAAAATCACAAAAATTTGATAAACAATATTTTGCCTAAAAGCTCAAAAAATTTTATATCTCGGAAGGCTAGAGTTACAAAACTTTCAAGCACCGGACCATTGACCAAGTGGATAACATTTTATGAACAAGTCCGAGATCCAAGTTGGCCAGACTGCGAATATGAAAAAGATTTTGTAAATTTGCCAGACCACATCAAAAAAGAATGTATAGAAGTGTTTGGTTATAATCCTACATTGACAATGAAATGAGACAATGGATTTTAATGCTGATAATTTAATTATTGTGTGGTACCCTCGGTACTCTGGCGGCAAGTTTATTATGAATTGCCTAGCGTTAAGCAAGCACTGTGTTCCGCTAGATGTTGCTGCATGCAATTATCTATTAGAACATCCGGCTGATTATGACTACAGATTAAAAAAAGTGTTAGAGACATTGCCAGCAAAAGATGCAATGACGGAATGGTTATCATATGAATGTGACACAGATGAATTTTATGGTTTTGCCAGCATCCGCACAGGAAAAGATACAATTGCAGCTACGAATACCCAACGGGTATTCATAGACAGCCAACTTGTGGCATTTGACAAAATACACAATGCACACACTCAGCGGGTCATTGTTGATGTTGATAAGGCTAGTGATAGAGTGCAGCAAAGAATAAGCAAATTTGATAAGGCCAGTGATAAAGTACAGCAAAGAATAAGCAAATTGATAGATAAAAACTTGGATTTTTTTGCTGAGAATCGTACTTCTTCTGGGTTGATGAACTATCTTTCTTATTGGCCAAATTCTAAAATAGTACGACTGATTAATTTTGAAAAATTTCTTTCAATTGCATTTTTAAAAAAAACCACAAATAAAACAGTCCCAACCATGTCGTCTATATGTGGCAATGAGTGCAGAGAGAAATACAATTTCCTCAAAGGCGACGATTGGCCAGATTGGGAAATATTTGAAAAAAACCATTATAATATTGACAAAATTGCAAAATGTGTTACAATAAGTGATGACATAATAAATGAGATAAAATTGTTCTATCCGTGGCACAAAATTTCTGCACCAATTTTTAATGTAGATGTTGATAACACATATTTTGATAAAGATAAATTTTTAACACAGATGAAAGAATTGTATAGTTGGTTAGGATATGATGATTTTAATCAAACATTATTGTCAACATATTACACAGCATATATAAAATTACATACAAATTAACTAAGGAAACACCATGGCAAAACCATTTGACGTAAGCAAGTTCCGCAAGGAAATAACCAAAAGCATTGAAGGTCTTTCAATCGGCTTCAACGATCCCACAGACTGGATCAGTACAGGCAACTATGCCTTAAATTATTTAATATCTGGTGACTTCAATCGAGGTATTCCTCTAGGCAAGGTCACTGTGTTTGCTGGTGAATCCGGCGCAGGCAAAAGTTATATCTGTTCAGGTAACATCATCAAGAACGCCCAAGCACAGGGTATCTATGTGGTGTTGATTGACAGCGAAAATGCACTAGACGAAGACTGGCTCAAGGCACTGGGTGTGGATACCGGCCAAGACAAATTGCTCAAATTGAGCATGGCCATGATCGACGATGTGGCCAAAACAATCAGCACATTCATGAGCGACTACAAGGCCTTACCCGATGGTGAGCGTCCCAAAGTGATGTTTGTGATTGACAGCCTGGGCATGTTGCTTACCCCCACTGACGTGAATCAGTTTGATGCAGGCGAGATGAAAGGTGATCTGGGTCGTAAGCCCAAAGCACTTACCAGTCTTGTACGTAATTGTGTCAACATGTTTGGCAGTTACAATGTGGGCCTGGTGTGTACCAATCACACATACGCTTCGCAAGATATGTTTGACCCAGATGATAAAATCTCTGGTGGACAAGGATTCATCTACGCCAGTTCAATTGTTGTGGCCATGAAAAAACTCAAACTCAAAGAGGACGAGGATGGCAACAAGATCACAGACGTCATGGGCATCCGTGCTGCCTGTAAGGTTATGAAAACACGTTACTCAAAACCCTTTGAAGGTGTACAGGTCAAGATTCCTTATGAAACAGGTATGAGTCCTTACAGCGGCATGGTAGATCTCATGGAAAAACGCAGTCTGCTAAAGAAAGAAGGCAACAGCCTGGTGTTTGTGACCAGCGATGGTGAGATCATCAAGAAGTTCCGCAAGAAGTGGGAAGCCAACGAGGAAGGCTGTTTGGATCGTGCAATGAAAGACTTTGGAAATCATAAAGAAGAGGTAAGTACCATCGAGGAGACAGCAGAATGAATGAAGCAGTAGCAGTGGCCAGTGAGATCTGGAGCGAACTCAAACGTTACGTAAACACAGTGGATCGAGATGAAGCAGCCGAAACAGTGGTGGCCATCTTGATTGACAACGACTGTGATGTTGATGATATCAAAGACACTTTCAAAGGTGAACCCGATATCAAACGTGCTCTCACAGTTTACCTTGACGACGACAAGGATTATGCAGAAGAGGACGAAGTTGAAGAAGAAGAGGATTATCACGAAGACGACTGGGAAAATTAATGTGGTACAGTCGCGTAACAGCCAGCTTGACTGCTATTCCAGACTTTATCAGTCACTACGAGCGTGAGCTTGAGGATGCCAAGAAAGACTGCAAGATTGGCGGAGTAGTAGAAAAAAACATCACTGCGCTGCCGGGCATTACCGAACAACGGTTCAACCAGCTGCAAGAAATTGAAGCTGTGTTGAACTATCTCAACATACAACTACGTAAAATACGCAGGAAGCATTTTCAAAAGTATCTAGAAGGCTATGCCCGTGCCTTGACCAGTAGAGATGCAGAAAAGTATGTGGAAGGCGAAGATGAAGTGATTGATTACGAAACCATCATCAATGAAGTGGCATACCTACGCAATCGCTGGCTGGGCATCATGAAAGGCCTAGATACCAAGCAATGGCAGATGGGGCATGTGGTCCGTCTAAGAACTGCAGGCATGGAAGATATCCAGGTGTAATCTACGCCTATAAATATCTTCATGAAAACTGAAAGAACCTGGGGATATTATCATGTGCTGCACGAAGTGGGCACACACACCAAAGTCAAAGAACTCACAGTCATGCCCAAAACATGTTTGAGCATGCAACGTCATGCCCAACGAGCAGAATTTTGGTTTGTGGCCGAGGGCGAAGCCACAGTATACACACTGGATTCCAGCACTGATCGAGACATCAAAGATCAATTGACAAAACATCAACACAGCTGGATTGGTCTAAACGAATGGCACCAACTGTGCAATGAGACTGACCAACCACTGCGATTGATCGAAATACAGTACGGAGACAATTGTGTAGAAGAGGACATCACAAGATTATGAAACCAATTCCTATTTTTGTAGGATACGATCCTAGAGAAGCCATAGCTTATCATACCTGTGTGAATTCAATCATACGCAACAGCAGTCGCCCAGTGGCCATTGTACCGGTGGCGCTGAATTTGTTCCGAGACTATGCTGAAACACACACCGACGGGTCAAACCATTTTATCTACACAAGATTTCTAGTACCGTATTTGATGGAATATCAAGGCTGGGCAATCTTCATTGATGGCGACATGATTGTGCGTGGGGATATTGCTGAACTCTGGGATCTCAGACAGTACACCAAAGATGCCATGGTAGTCAAACACGACTACAAGACGCGAATGAAAGAAAAATATCTAGGCAGCCCAAACGAAGATTATCCACGCAAAAACTGGTCTAGTGTGATATTATGGAATTGCAATGCCATACGCAACAGACAGCTGAATCCTGAATTTGTACAAAAATCAACAGGTGCTTTCTTGCATCGATTCTCTTGGATAGAGGACAGCCGACTGGGAGAGCTGCCTCCCGAATGGAACTGGTTGCCAGACGAATACGGTGCCAATCCCAATGCCAAACTGTTGCATTACACACTGGGCACACCATGCTTTGATGAATTCAAACATACTCCGATGAATGAACACTGGCATGCAGAACGTGCCCTCACAGAACATTGCCAGCAAAGGACAGATCAATAATGGATCAAGAAGAATTGGAATCACTGCCGCTGCCAGACGCCCATGCATTAGACATGGTTGTTCCAGAAATAAGAAAACTGTTTGATGACATATTGAAATATCGTGTGGATCCTGCAGGATTGTATTACGGAGTAACACAGCAAAGTCTCATGCAGCAAATTGCAGAATTGCCAGTTGATCGCATAGTGGCGTTGGACAGCGAGTACAGATATGAAAGGAAAGGTCATATGTATGATCCCACATTACAAAGTTTTGTTCAGGGCGCTGGCGGCCAAATCAGCACCTGGGCAAAAGAAGAAAATACACAGACACCTGTAGTGCTGCGCGGAATAACCAAACGCAAACAAATGGACACTTGCCGTGCCAATGGCAGAGATTTTTATTACATCGACACTGGTTATTTTGGCAACGGAAAAAAGAAAAACTATCATCGCATCACACGCAACGATGTGCAGAACTTTGGCCCTGTGAGAGAACGACCGTCAGACCGACTGGATCGAACTGGTATCAGTTTGAAAAAAGTACGTGCCGAAGGCAGTAAAATACTACTGGCGCCGCCTAGCCAAAAACTATTAAATTTGTATGATATTGATTTGGAAACTTGGCTCAATCAAACACTAGCAGAAATTAGTGCTCATACTGATCGCGAAGTGGTTATTCGTCGCAAGCAAGGACGTAGCACTCGTATAAACGATGATACCATAGAGATGGCCTTGAGTCAAGACGTGTACTGCCTGATCACCTACAGCAGTATTGCAGCAGGCGAAGCCATCTTGTTTGGCAAACCTGCAATCACACTAGGACCTAATGCAGCAGCAGCAGTTTGCAGTACCAGTATTGCTGAAATAGAAACAATCAAACGTCCCAGTCTCGACGAGATCTCTGCTTGGGCAAGACACCTGGCCTACTGTCAGTTTACTGAAGCGGAAATGCGTGACGGTACTGCTTGGAGAATACTCAACGATGGTTGATGTAGTAGTTTACGTTTCCAGTGTGGCCAACTTTCAAAAGCACACAAGAAAAACACAATGTCTTGAGAGCTTTGCAGCTGGTGTGACCAACAGCGGGCATACAGTTCTATTAGAAACTGCTCACAGGTACACCCCCAGTCGCCTGGCAGTGATGTTGGGCTGGGCCACTACCAACACTGGTGGTGCCAACATAGCACTACGTAAAGAAATCATAGCTCAACAACGACGTCAGAACAATCATACCATGTGCATTGATGCCAGTTGTTGGAAATATCTAGACAATGCCAGCAGTTACTTGCGTTACAGTTTGGATGGGCCGTTCTATGATCGAGCCGAATACGCCAATCACAACAGCGACAGCACTAAATGGCAAGAGATCAGTCAAGCACTGAGAATCTCACTAGCACCTCTACAAAACAATCCTGGCGGCCACATATTGATCTGTATGCAACGTGATGGAGGGTTTGCTATGAAAGCCCTAGATCCATTGGTGTGGCTACAACAAAAAATTGATGAAATAAGAAAATACACAGACCGTACTATCTTGGTACGCCCGCATCCGGGTGCTTACAAACCTACAGATTTTTTACAGTTTAGAACCAAACACTATCAAACTCGTTTGGGTGTGCAGGTGCTAGAGCCATTGGCTGCCAAACTTACTGACAATCTTCTGAGAGCACATGCTGCGGTATTTTTCAACAGCAGTGCCAGTGTGGCAGCGGCCTGTGCTGGAATACCTATTTTTGTGGATGATATCAGCTGTGTGAGTTGGGCAGTGGCCAACAAGGACATGGCCAAGATTGAATCACCTGAACAGTTTGATCGGCAACAATGGATCTATGATCTGGCAGCGGCACACTGGAGCGATGAAGATGCTAGAAAAGGCCGCATCTATCAAAAGTTCTTGCCTTATTTGACTCGCAGCACAGTTACGTCGTAGTTGCAACCTTTGACATGTGGCCATTTGTAACTTTTGTCAAACACGCTGATATCTTCATGCACAATTTCAATGGACATGTTTTTCAACAGCTTTTCTCGCCACCACGCAGGTTGTTCCACTATGAGATGAGCATTGCGCCCATCTAATAACACCTTTTTGGCTGGGTAACATGCAATACGGAACCAGCCCACACGCTGCATCTTTTGACCAATCAACTGCAATGTTTGATCCAGATGCTCGGGCTCGATATGCTCAAATACATCCGCGCTGACCACAGCATCAAATGACTCTGCTGGTATTTCACTGTGTGTAGCTGATCCTGGATCATATCCATCCACTGTTGTACCCGGGTATGCCTCGGCAATACTCCGAATTAGTTCTCCATGCCCACATCCAAAATCCAATACGCTTGTGGGTTGATATTGTTTAAGGAACGGAGTTATGGTGGATAGTATTTTGCTACCTCTTCTGAATCTGCCTTGACCATGCATGGTAGCTAATTGATCTTTGTAGTCTTGATTGATTATCATCTGTGATTGACCTCTATATACTTATATTTGCCTTCAAACTCTGAAGGAACGTCTTGCCATTGTCCCGACAATTGATCATCTGCCCATTCTGCATAGTAAGGGCGATCCTTCCACCACCAGAACAAATCACTGCCGGACCAGTTGTTGTAGTAGCTGCGGAAGAATTCTCTTGTGCGCGGCAAGCGGAAATACTCGGGATCATACATGGTTTTTTTGCTTTTGGCCTCACGTTGAAAGTTTATTCCGATGAAACAAAATTTAGCTGAATGCTGTTGCAATAGATCCCGCACCCATGGCATGTCATCGTCGGGTATGCTGTTGAGCACTTGTGTGCAGATTACACCATCAAATTTGATTTTGGGATCAGGCAATTGATTGTGTTCAGGTACACATGGATCATAGGGATATACTGTAACGCCAAGATATTCGTCAAATGTTTTCCATTGGTCCAACGGAATTGGATCACCGGGCAGTTGGCCATATGGTAATTTTTCCTGATATTGTAGTCCTTTGCCGCAACCGTAATCCAATATAGTTTTGGCTTTGTAACGATCTACCAAGTGCTTAATTTTTTTTTGATATTTGACCACATCGTATCCAGCCCAGTTCTTGTTGTTCCGTTGGAACTCAGTACCTAGTCTGACAGATTCTTCGTAGTATGGACTCATAACAATCTTATCTCCACAGTTGCTCTTTTCTTGCCACCCGCGTTGGATATCACATTGACAATTTCAAATCCATCCACGCCGACAAAATTGGTTTCAGAGCCTTTGCATCGTATGTCCAACACAATCCTAGTGTTGGCATGTGAATGTTTTCGCATCAACTCCTTGTAAGTATTTACTGGATAATGATGTCCGCAGCTGAGCCAACTGGTTATGACATCAAACTTTACGTCATTGGGTATAGAAATATTGTTGGCATCAACCAGGCGATAATTCTTTGTGCCTAGATCTTTTAGTTTTGCATCCAAGAACTCAAAAGTGTGATAGAACTTTAATTCACTGCTGGTGGTGTTCCAGTTGCCATAGCTGGCCGACTCTGGCTTGGTAGCGTTGGTACTGGCATCTCCATCTAATAGCCAAAGTTCTGTGCCGTACTTTTGATTGAACCATCTGCTGTCATATGCAAATCCGCAGCCTATGTCCAACAATCTACCAACAGGTTGATTCAAGTATGCATCAACGATTTCAAAACTAGCACGGCGTTTGGTCACATAGCGATCATGAGACCATTTGCGATCCCAGGCTGCAGAATCCGCAGCACCTTTGTCAGGATTTTCTATTTCCATCCCATGATCCAGTCGTCTTTGACTTGATCCAATTTGGTCATACCAAACGATTCCAGCAATTCAATAGCTGCAAATTGTCCATAGTCTTTGCTGTACATGTCGTGCGGTTTTTGTTCTACCACAATCACTGGACGGCATCGCTTGATGGTTTGTTCAGCACCTTGTATCACACGATATTCAAAACCTTCGCAATCCATTTTGATATAATCAACATTGTCTATGCCTAGATTGTCTAGTTTGACCACTGTGGTATCACCTGAGCCAATGCTGGTTGGATCTATGTGTGTATGCCCAGTATTGCCTTCAGTTATGGTCATTTGTGCTTTGGTATCTTGATCGCCCAGAGCCATGGGGCTGATAAAAAAGTTAGGCCCGTTTACGTTTTTTTCTAGACATTCTCTAAATATTCCCACTGGTTCAAATGCAATAACTTTGTCAAATTTCTTAACAAGATCTCTGCTCCACAATCCCACATTGGCACCCACATCTAAGGCCACATTGAATTTTTTAACATGTGTCAAGCTGCGTAAACGCACTGGTTGCTGATATTCTGCTGGTCCACCTTTGCTGATATTCTTTTTCAGCATCTTGGGAAAATGATCTTCGGCGTCCGGGAACCACCATCCTAATTCTTCATACATGTAGCATCTCCTGTGTTTGTTTCAGTATGCGATATGCCATACCATTTTTAAATTCATCTATATGGAATTGCCCATATGCAAGATGGCAAAGCCAAGCATGGCGTTGATCATCTGTAGGAAACCACGGCTCTTCAATTTTGGAAAGATCGTGATTGCTCATTGGGTTGGCAGCATTGCAAGGTGCTGTGGTAAACACTGGCACGCCTGCTAAGATAGCTTCTGTGGCCGCTGTGCTGTTGAATGTGACCACAGCATGCACGTCGGCCAACCAATCTTCTGCACGTTGAGTTTTGCGATCCATTCTGCTGGCCGGCCGCTCTCGAATCTTTACTGGTCGGTCAGTGTACATTTGCAGTTCATTCTTGACGTTGGTCAACCAGTCATCCAATTCAAACCCGTAAAACGCACAAGGTTTGTGGTCAGGTGCCACAATCAATATGTTGCGACTGTGTTGATGATATGGTCGCATGTACAGTTCCAATCGTTGCAATCTATCAGCTGGCCGCGGTATGATCTGATCATGTTGTAGGTCATTGGGCACTATGCGATGCCAGTGCTTCCATCCGTATGGGTTTTTGATGCTGGGGCGATTGCCCAGATAACCTGAATCCATGTACCAAAAAAATCGCTTGTCTTGCCAGCAGCGTTTGATTATCTTGTGTTTCATGATACCACGCAACACCAGCGGCTCAGTACTATCTTCGTAGTTCCAAGTTTCCAGCGGGGTAGGTTCCATGCCTGCGCCACGAGCAAACATATCAATGTACTCATCTTCGCCATTTTTACTTAGACAGATCCAGTTCATTGCCAGTATGCTTCAGTTCTTTTGACTTTTAAGTCTGATCGCCTGCTGCGTCCTTGATCTTTTCTGTCACCTTTGAGATGATCTAAATATGCACCCCAATCGCTATTGATCAACGGATGTCCTTCGCCAGAGATCAAATGACCGCTCCAGTCCAATTCAATCAAGTTACATTGTTTTCGCACAGCATCAAACACAAAACTATCATGCCATTCTTCTAGGGTAAAAATTCCAGTTTCGGCATGATCATACATTTCTTGAAATTTTTGTAAAAATGTGCCAACAGCAGGACTTGCTAATTTCATTGCGTACAATCCACATTCGGTATATTTGCGAGCGCGCCCTAAAAAACACAAATCAACCAAACTAAAACACAGCCTGTCAAGGTCAGACTGTGTGATAGCACTATGGCAAATGGTGTCAGCATCCATCCACAGCAACCAATCGCAGGGAGTGTTTTTTGCACAGTGGAAAATGCTGTACACTTTGTGAGCAAATCGAACTGCATCCCATTTGAATCCTTTACCAGCATCTTTACGTCGGGCCCGAGCAGGATCGGCACTGACATCACCATTGGCTTTGGGAACATTGCCCCAGGTGTTTTTAAATGCTACCAATTCGGGACTGGCTGAGTCAAGATCGTGTATCAACAGATTAGAAGCATGTTCTCGAACTGTACATTTTTCAGCATATACCACTAGTTGTACATCTTTGGGCCAGGTGCGTAAGAACGTTTGGATCATGCGCTTACCGTATTTTTCGTAACCAGCGGCATTAAAAGTGGTAACTACACAGTATTTCATCAGATATTTAGTGAGCATAAAAACCCTATCTTATTTTCCCTCTCAATCAGCGGGGAACAGTCCTCCAGTAATGTCAGCCATACTGGCAGCATTGCATGCCAATGGATTGACCGCTGTGGAAAACTCCTGGGACACAGACGCTGCAATTATTTGGTCTGTGCTATGGAATGGGCGCATGCGAGCCAATCAGCAAGTGTATGAGCATTATCGTCAATCAAACCGTCCGGTGATCATTGTGGAAGTTGGTGCATTGCATCGTGGATTGACCTGGAAAGTCTCAGTCAATCATGTGACTGCACAAGGCTACTATGGACACACGCAAAATTTAGATCTGGATCGCCCGGCCAAACTGGGTATTAAATTGTTGACCAACCACAAGCCCAATCCAAACATTGTGATAGCTGCACAGCACAGTCGCAGTTTGCAAGTGCAAGAACTTGCAAGTCAAGAATCTTGGGTGCTAGATTGCATAAGTAAAATTCAAGCTGCAAGTGACCGTCCGATCATGGTACGATCACATCCTAGATCAAGATTGAATTTGCCGCAGTTGCCTGCTGGGATACACATGGAAACACCAAGACCAGTGCCTAATACTTACGACGGATTTGATATGAATTATGCATGTCATGCTGTGGTCAATTACAACTCAGGACCAGGTATTCAAGCAGCCATTGCTGGCAGTAGGCCCGTGGTTCATGAATCCAGCCTGGCAGCGCCAGTATCTATAGACTGGGCCGATATAGAAAAATCATATGATATAGATCGACAACAGTGGTTGATAGAAATTTGTCATACCGAATACACTGTAGAAGAATTGAGAACGGGCCTATGGCTAAAAAGAATCGCATCCGCCCTGAGTCTATGATTGATTGTGCCTGTGTGATTCACAGCACCGGATATGACTGGCGCTATGTAGAAAACTTGTACAACATGTTGACCAGAGTGTTGCCTGGTGGCATTCGTTTTCATGTGTACACCGAACACGATAGATCTGTACCGCCTCACATGATCAAACACATCTTGACCGAATGGCCTGGGATTGCAGGACCCAAACAGTCCTGGTGGTACAAAATGCAGATGTTCAATCCTGAGCATCATTCTGGTAATTTGCTCTACCTGGATCTGGACACAGTGGTAGTACGTGACTTGTCGTGGATATTGAATCTTGACACACGATATTTTTGGGCCATAAGAGATTTTAGATACCTACAAAATCCACACCACGCAGGATTCAACAGCAGTGTCATGTGGTGGAATGTCAGTCATTTTTCTTGGATATGGGAACAGTTTTCACAAGGTGACATTAAACAAGTGACCAAAACCAATCCAGGTGACCAAGATTATATCACAAAAGTCATTGATATCAATCAGCGTAGATTTTTTGAAGATCGAATGTTTGAAAGTTTTAGATGGCAGTGCTTGGATGGTGGTTATAATTTTCAGCGTCGACAACACAAATCTCCCGGCAGCGGAGTCAAAATTGCACCTGATACTTCTGTGGTGATATTTCACGGATCTCCCAAACCGCATCAAATATCTGATGCAACAATTACACAATTATGGAAATAATAACCTTATTGTAAGTATGGGTATTATTTGCCCAGTTGACCAGTAACTCAGACCATGCTAAACTACAGCATAACAACAAAAAACGCCAAAACTGCTGAAAAATGTCGCAGAAAACGGCTGATTTTTGTTGCAAAAAAGCCACAATCTAGTGGTTGACCAGTAATGAGTACTTTGCTATAATAGAAGCTTAGTAAGTAATTTTAACCGCACAAATAGGAGCCAACCAAATGAGTGCTATTCGTATTATTCGCGGCGAGTACCGCGGCAAAACTGTAAAAAATCAGAGCTTTGCTCTAGTGTCAGGTTTTCAAACCGGTGCCAAAGGCGGCTATGTGACTGTGCAAAATGACGGCACATTCGCCAACTGCCCCAGCACCATTCGTATCAAAGTAAACGCTATCTCTGACTATGAGATGGTATCAGGAGACAGTGTGACAGCACAACCGCAAATTGCCGCAGTGCCGGCACAAGCCAAAGAAACTGAAGAACAAGCCATGGATCGTATCCGTGAGCGTTTTGAAATTCTTACAGAAATGACCAAAGCCGCAATTGGTGGCGACATCCGTGCAATGATTGTGTCGGGTCCCCCGGGCGTGGGCAAGAGCTATGGCGTGGAACAAGAAATTGAAAAAGCCACGCTGTTTGATAAACTGGCAGGTAAACGACTGCGAGCAGAAGTTGTCAAAGGTTCAGCCACTCCCATTGGCCTGTATCAAACCTTGTACAAATACAGCGATGATAATTGCGTATTGGTATTTGATGACTGCGACAGTATTCTCGTTGATGACGTGGCATTGAACTTGCTGAAAGGTGCTCTTGACTCAGGCAAGAAACGTAAAATTTCCTGGCTGAGTGAGTCTAGCACCTTGCGTCGTGAAGGCATCCCAGATCAATTCGACTTCAAAGGCAGTGTGATCTTTATCACCAACTTGAAGTTTGAAACAATGAAATCGCAGAAACTGCGCGATCACTTGGATGCACTGCAAAGTCGTTGCCACTACTTGGACTTGACGCTGGATACCATGCAAGACAAAATCTTGCGTATCAAGCAGATTGCCAAAGACGGCGTGTTGTTCCAAGACTATGATTTTGAGCCTTGCATGCAAGACGAGATCATTGACTTCATGAATGCCAATCAAAATCGCCTGCGCGAAATGAGCTTGCGTATGGCATTGAAGATTGCTGACTTGCGTAAACTCAGCACAGGCAATTGGAAACGTCTAGCAGAAACCACTTGCATGAAAGCGGCCTAATAACCATGAGTGCCATGGCAGTGTCAGTGTTGTTTATGTTGCTGAATGGGTGGCTAGCCATGGGCAGTTTTGAACGCCAGCAAAACGCATTCGGGTGGTTCTGGGTATTCTTGAGTGCTTGGAATTTTGCCGAACTGTTGAATATGATTTTTTAAAACGTTTGGGTACGGTTGGCTCCGCCCGAACTTTATACAGGCACTTAGGTGCCTGTTTTTTTGACTTTTTTTTGCAATAAGTATATACTGAAACATGGTTAATAAACATCTTATTATTTTGCTAGGCCACAGTGGCAGTATGGAATTAAAATTCCGTATTAGATCAACTGCGTTAGCAGAATTATGGCTTGAACGGATGCAACAAAGGCATCAATATCCATTGGATCATCCGGACAGATTTTACGGATTTAATGATCCGGCCAAAGAAAGATCTCGTGCGGTAAACATGATACAAAACTGTATTGATATCATAAACAACCACAAACGCATAATTGATCGTGAGTTTGAATACACACAAGACTGTCTCAACTACCTGCATAATATATTTGAAAAATATCATGGGTTGTTAGACCAACAAACATCAGATTATTGGATGACAGCACCAAATGATGTTAGGACAGCATTGGCTGATTTAAATTTAGCAGTACATAGATGCGAGCATGCTACAAAGTCAAATACTCAGCGTATAGTGTGTACTTGGTATGGCTTGCCTAAAACACATTACTTGTCGGCTGAACTACAACGCGAATATGGGGAGACCACTATTAAATTTGGTACAGTATATCTTAACTATTGTGAGATAGGCAAAACAGTTGAAGACTTAACATTTGATAATGACACATACATAAGCGACCAAGCATTTCGACCATTCAGTCATTACAGTGCCGATTTTAAGATAGCATTTTATGATCGAGACAGTACAGAAAACTATCTACAAATACAAAACTATATTGAGCAACACAGTGATTTTTTTCTTGCAAAAGGAATCACAAGTGTGTATAATATACAAGCACAACCACTTTATTTTCCTGTGGCAGATCTAGAATCGTCTGTAGATCAAACACACTTGATTCAACAAATAAGCACCCAACAGTTTGTGCGTGAAATAAAAATACAATGAAACTAGCAACAATACAAATCAATGACGAAGTGAACATCAAAATTGAAGGACTTGATCTTGATGCTCGCAAAGCCTTGGTCAAGTCATTCAAATATGATATTCCGTATGCAAGATATTTGCCGGCAGTACGGCTGGGTCGCTGGGATGGCAAGGTATCTTACTTCCAACTGGGCGGCAGCACATATATCAATTTGTTGCCGGATATTATTCCTTTGTTGGAACGATTTGATTACGACATTGAACTGGACGACCGCAGAGAATACTCAACTACATTTGAGTTTGCTCAGGTAACGGAACAAAGTTATGCAAACAAAGCATGGCCTGAGAACCATCCTGCAGCAGGCCAACCAATCTTGTTGCGTGACTACCAGGTGGAGATCATCAACAACTTCTTGACCAATCCACAATGCATACAAGAAGTGGCCACGGGTGCAGGCAAAACCATAATGACAGCAGCACTCAGCGACGCAGTCAGTGCATATGGTCGTAGCATAGTGATTGTGCCCAACAAGAGTCTGGTTACACAAACAGAAAAAGACTACATCAACATGGACCTGGATGTGGGTGTGTATTTCGGAGACAGAAAAGAATACGGTCGAACACACACCATCTGCACCTGGCAAAGTCTAAACAATCTTATGAAGAACACCAAGAACGGCGTAGGCGATTGCACCATTCAAGAGTTCATTGAAGGTGTGGTGTGTGTGATAGTGGATGAAGTACACATGGCCAAAGCAGATGCACTAAAAACTTTACTCACAGGTGTAATGGCTAGAGTGCCAATTCGCTGGGGCTTGACTGGAACAGTGCCCAAAGAACTGTTTGAAAGTCAGGCCTTGCTGGTCAGCCTAGGCCCAGTTATCAGCAGACTGTCTGCAAGCACATTGCAGGACGCTGGTGTTTTAGCCAATTGTCATGTGAACATAGTGCAATTGGTAGATCATGTGGAATACGCTGACTATCAAGCGGAACTAAAATATCTTCTTGAAGAATCTGGCCGCCTGGATACCATGGCAACGTTGATACAACAAGTTAACGAAACAGGCAATACTTTGGTCTTGGTAGATCGAACTGAATGTGGTCGACAGCTTGTGGAACGACTGGGTGAACATGCCGTGTTTGTTTCTGGAGCCACTAAAGCCAAAGTACGTCAGGAAGAATATGATGAGATTGCTGTGAGCGACGGCAAGATCATCGTGGCCACATATGGTGTGGCTGCTGTGGGCATCAACATTCCGCGGATCTTTAATCTGGTGCTGATTGAACCTGGCAAGAGTTTTGTGCGAGTGATACAAAGCATCGGGCGCGGCATCCGCAAAGCCGAAGACAAAGATCATGTGCAGATATGGGATATTACTAGTACGTGCAAATTTGCTCGCAGACACCTAAACAAACGCAAGGTGTTTTACAAAGAAGCCAATTATCCATTTACTGCTGAGAAACTGGAATGGATGAAGATAAAATGAAATTTGATATAATAGTGTGTGGTGACAGTTTTAGTTCGGCAACCAGCAATGCTAGAGATCATTACAGCCAAATATTGCAAGATCAATATGGATATTCGGTATTGTGTTTGGCAAGGTCTTCTATGGACAATCTTGGCATTGCCTGGCAAATGCGAGAAGCAGTTGAAATCGGATGTAGATTTTTATTGTACCACAGCACCTGGAGCAGCCGGTTGAACTTGTTAGTAAATGACAATTTTCAAGTTGAAAAAGGATTGAAAAATTTCATATATCCATTCACGGATGATGAAAGTTCCTACACCACTTATGTTGGCCACAACCCAATTTGCACATCCTCCAATGGAGTACAAACTCCCGACAATGACGCACCCATACTGAGTACAGTGCCACAAGGACTTGAAACCAGTCCTACTTTGATAATTACCAAAGATCAACACCGAGCCATTGAATACCATTTTAAATATTTTTTTAACGAAGCATTGTATCAAGAAGTTGACTCTTGGATTCTGGCGCATTGGCATCATCAAGCAGAAAAATCAGGAATTGTTCCAATAGACATGAAACTGTCACTGGGTCGTGCCATGTTTGATTATCAAATGCAAGGCAAGATGGTAGGTGATACTTATGTCATGCACCCAGATTACAATGACGATCGACCTTTTCACACAGATCAGGCCACTCAGCAAAAAGTAGCAGATGCTGTGCATGCGGAAATAATAAAACTGTCAAAGACTTGACAAATCCATAACAATCTTGTATACTTAGGCATCATGCGTATATTAACCTTAGACAATAGCTTTTATGACTTAGATCACTTGCCCGATGAAGTAGATGATATGAGATTCGCCATCTTGGACAACTCAGACCCCAAAGATCCAGATTATCATTTTATTCCACTTATATTCTTGGAAAGTTTTAACGCCCCTGCCTTGGTGCTGCGAATAGGCGATGCCACTATAAAAATGCCCATGGACTGGCAGATACTAATTGGTGAACCCGATGTGGGCGATCTTGAAGTGCTGCCACTTACCAGTATAAATGACCGTGGTTTCAAGGTGTTTCAATTCAATCCGTTGACCAGTTTCAGACCCAGCTTTCCTGACATTGAAATATTGGATGTGTATCACGAAGTCAACTGGTTTGCACCCAAACTAAAAAATGGCCAGCTGTTGGCTGTGCCGTTGAATGATGACGCAGAGCCTGACTGTGTGTATTTTGTCAAAGACATCAGTCGCAACTGCGAGATAGTAGACTATAACAAGGCCTGGTAATGGGACAACTAAAGCCTGGCGCAACCCTTGTTTACGAACGTGTTGGCAACACAGTGTATTCTCGCGAATCTGGTGCTGATCCCAGCACACGAACAGAAATAGGATATGACTACGAAACATTTGAAGAACGTAGAGACCATGACATCAGAGCAGGAATGAGACAACGACATGAAGCCTTGCAGGAGGCCAAACTGTGGGGTGACATTCGCAGAGAAGCCAAAACCAATCCCACTTTACACGATGCCTTGGAAAATGCTATAATGATCTATCATCTGACCAAAACAACCAAAGCAACATGAGCGATAAACTAAACATCAACAACGAGATGCGGCAACTGGATGCAAAGAATCGTGCATTTTATGATGAGCTTACCTCAGAGGAACGAAAGAAATTCAGTACCTATCTCATGATACGTTGGGGCAGTGCAGTTGGCGGCAGCAGACAACTACAAGAATACTACGTGCAGAGTACCAATCACTATTTGAACAAAAACTTCTTTGACATAGCCAAGCATACCAAACTACAATGGCTGTGTGCAACTGCTGCCAGCCCCGGCATGGGAGTGATGAGGCACAACTGGATAGCGCCCAAGAAAAAAGAAGCAGGACTCAGTGCCAAGCGACGAGCGTTGATGGCAATCTTTCCCACATACAAAGATGATGAGATTGACGTGATGGCACAGCTGGTCACACAAAAAGAAATAGATAGTTACAACCGAGCCAGTGGCAACGACAAAAAATGACATTCACTTGCGGATACTGTGAAAAAACTTTCTCAAGAGAAAGCAGTATAGAAGTACACATGTGCGAACCCAAACGTCGCAGGCTGCAACGCGGCGATAGAGGAGTACAACTGGCATTGCAGGCCTATGTGAGGTTTTACGAAACCATGCAAGGTTCAGCCAAGAACAAAACATTTGAAGATTTTGAAACGTCATCCTACTATCGTGCGTTTGTGAAGTTTGGTCATTACTGTGTGAACACTCGCGTGATCAATCCTGAACGATTCATGGCCTGGCTGCTGAAACAACAAAAAAAAATTGATCGTTGGTGCAGCGATCAAGTGTATACTGAATACTTGGTAAATTATCTCACACTGGAAGCAGTGGATGATGCGCTAGCACGAGCCATGGAATACGGATTAGACTGGGCTGAAAAAACCAATAACCCTGCACATGATTGTTTGCGTTATGGCAATGCCAATGTGATATGCCATGCCATAACCACTGGACGAATCAGCCCTTGGGTGATTTACAGTTCAGAGTCTGGGCAGAAGTTTTTGAGTGAGCTAGGTACGGAACAAGTGGCCATGATTTGGATGTATATTGATTCAGACGTTTGGCAGAAAAAATTTCAAACATATCCCACAGATCACGAGTACGCACAGGAAATGTTGAAACAGGCAGGATGGTAAAATGAGTACATCGCATACGATGATCTATTGCAATGGAGACAGTTACAGTAATCCGAAATATCGTCCCACAATGCAGGACAAAACATATGATTATGTAGTCAATGAACATCTGCCCGGATATGTTATGAATCGTGCTATATCTGGCAGTTGCAATCGTAGAATTATCAGGACCACGGTTCATGACATGATTCAACAAAGACAGTTAAATCCTCAACAAAAAACAATTGCGTTGATTGGGCTAACTTTTGAGATTAGATCAGAGTTATGGATAGACAATAGCCAGCCATTGAAATCTGAAGAAAGCAATTTTGGCACTCATGTGTTTAGTAATCAACTGAACTGGAGAGAAACACTACTGCAAGGATTTTTCCAGGATGCTAAGAATCCACATCTGTTAGAAGAAAAGTTCTACAAAAAATATACCGAGGGGCGAGCTTATTTTTATAGTCCGTATGCTGAGCGTATAAATTTATTTTGTGATCTAATCATGTTGAAATCATTATTGGATCGACTTGATATTAATTTTTTAGTGTTTAATTGTGTAACTCCAGAAAAGTTAGATTCTGACTATTTGTTAGATTTCTTTCGAAATGAGATAGTAAATGATCCTCGATTTATTGATCTTGATAACTTTGGATTTTGTAGCTGGAGCAATCAACAAGGATTTGTTCCTTTTGATTTTATTGATCGGCCAGGAATAGGTCACTATCAAGCAGATGCACATCGATCGTTTGCTGAAAAAATATTATTACCAACAATAAAAAAATTGAATTTGATATGAGTGCAGATATTGACATTGATTTTGCCGACAGAGAACATGTGCTGAAGCTGATACAGCACACACCTGCACGGCAACTGTATCAAGGCACAGCAAGAAAACACAATTCGGGTGTGTATGTGACTGACATTCCACTGGATCCTGTGTTAGGATGCGCTGCCTTGGATTACGAAACAGCCGAATCACGTGGCTACTTCAAGATTGACTTGTTGAACATGAGTGTGTACGGACTGGTAAAAGATCCTGCACACTACGAACTGATGTCGACAGCAGAGCCACCATGGGCAAAATTGTGGACAGATCCAGCCTGGGCAAGCCAACTGGTTCACGTGGGAAATTACACTGAACTACTAAGGACCATGCAGCCCAACTCAATTCCTAGAATGGCAGCATTCATATCTGTGATACGTCCAGGCAAGGCACACCTGCAGAATAAGCCGTGGTCAGAGGTGTTTGACTCAGTATGGGATGGTGATCTTGGTCGGGGATATGTGTTTAAGAAAGCTCATGCACTTGGTTACGCAGCCTTGGTTGCACTACACATGAATCTACTTACTCAAGTCGGCGAACCAGCATAATACTTTTTCGTTTGCTTTTTTTGCGGGCTATGTCCAACAAACTGCAAGCAGGGCCATGCAAGATTTCTAGGTCTTTGTTGACAAACGTGCGTAATGTGTAGCGAAATTGTTCCCAATCTTTACGCAGAAATATGTTTATGGGAATGGATCTATTGCTTTCCCACCACCAAACAGATGCCAACTCCAGGTAATTCAGTTTGTCAGCTTGATCTGCCACTGCACCAAAGTCGTAGATGGTGGTGACCACATCATCTTTGTTCTGTATCACACCCACATATTCAGCATTGGCATACATGCACAAGCTGATAAATGGATATTTCTCAGTTAATTTTTCGAAAACATTATTGCCCATCGCGGGTATTTATGGTCAATATTTTTTGGATAAATAATAGGATATGTATTCTACCACCGTTTATCTTTACCAACAAATCACACGAGTGCTACTAGTAGACACCAGTGGAGGATACTTTACTGCGAGGTACGACCCTGTGTACGCAAGAACCCTAACCATTAACAAAGGTGTTGACAATGTGCTGTTGTTTGAGTTTATAAATCAAGATCAGAAACCTGTGAACATCACTGGCAGCACATTTGTGTTCCGACTGATTGATCAAGCTGGAGGTCAACTGCTGTTGGCCAAAGATATGGAGACCTTAAGTGCAAGCACAGGACGAGTCAAAGTGGTGCTAGACAGCTCGGATACTATCAATATTCAAGCACAACCTGCCAGCTACAGCATACAACGGGCTGCCGGTGACTATGTTCAGGCAGCATACACTGGCGCTGACAGTTCTGCCAGGGCTGATTGCAATATTGTGGACAGTGTATTCCCTAGTTTTATTCCCAGTGCAGATTGTACTGTGCCTGATTTGTATGGCAAAAATCAATACGTAGGTGCAGCACCCACAGCATTCCCTGATTGGGCACTGACCCCGCAACCCATCAACAGCATTCAGGCAACTGAATTCTACAGCAGTTATATCAACACCAATCAAACTGCATTTACCACAATCAAGTTTGACCTAGTACATTACACAGGCACAGTCAAAGTGCAAGCGGCCGAAAACTACGAAGCAGTATGGACAGATGTGTCAGAAGCACGACAATATTTGGATGCCACAGTAAGTGATTACTTCAACATTGTGGGATTTCATCCGCTGTTGAGATTGGCCATGAACAACAGCATTGGCTATGGTGCTAGTGGTACTGCCACTGTGGTTGACGGAGTGGTAACAGGAATTAGCCTGACTAATTTAGGACAATATTACGTGGCTGCACCATATGTGCAAATTCTGGGCAATGGTGCAGGCGCCGAAGCAGTGGCCACTGCCAGCGATGGTGGTACGGTTGGATCGGTCACAGTGACCAATGGTGGATCAGGGTACCTTCCGTTGCAGTTCCAAGGATCGTTGGCTGCCACAGTAGTATTCTCAAATGGCCTGATACAGAACGTACAGTACCGATAATCGTTGCTATTACAACACAAATCTGTTAAACTACACGGATGCTAGACATCCTACAATATTTGCCAGCAAAACGAAAAGCCACACCATCAGGTTGGGTAAGTTTCAATGCTGTGTGTTGTCAACACAATGCTGGTACAGCAGATAAACGTGGTCGAGGAGGTCTCAAACCCACAGAATCGGGTTGGAGTTATCACTGCTTCAACTGCAACTACACCGCTAGCTTTATCCTTGGCCGTACAGTGAGTTTTAAGGCCCGCAGGCTCTTGGGCTGGTTAGGTGTGCCCGATGCTGAGATCGACATATTAAACTTAGAAAGTCTAAGACATCGCAGTGTGCATGGCATCCTGGATGACCGACAACGTATGTTTAATGTGCTGTCTGGCATAGAGTTTGAAGAAAGAGAATTGCCGCCAATGAGTGAGTTATTGGATGATTCATATGAACGTCGAGAGTATCTTCGTTCAAGAAAAGTGCCCGATGACTATCCTGTGATGGTACAGCTTCACGAAGAAAGGTCTTGGAAAAATCGTCCCAGTGTAATTATTCCATTCACACACAATGATCGCATAGTGGGGTACTCACAAAGATTCTTGGATAACCGGCGACCCAAGTACATCACTGACAGCCAACCTGGATATGTGTTTGGAACAGATTTGCAGCACGACAATTGGACCAATGCAATTGTTGTTGAAGGCATATTTGATGCACTGTGCATTGGTGGCTTGGCAGTGATGCATAACACCATATCAGATGAGCAGGCACGGTTGATCCGTAGTTTAGGCAAAGAAATAACCGTGGTACCTGATCAGGACTTGGCAGGTATGGAACTGGTAGATCGTGCAGTAGAACTGGGATGGGCGGTGAGTATGCCGCCGTGGCCAGATGATGTCAAAGATGTCAACGACAGTGTGGTTCGTTATGGTCAGTTGGCAACCATGCTAACTATATTTGAAAACAGAAACACTAGTCGAATCAAAATAGAAATGAGGAAAAAACAAATTGTCAAACGATGAAGTTCACATTCTTATTTGTGGTGATAGTTTTTGTGTGACCGACCCTGACTTTCCAGGATTGCATTGGTCAGAGAAAATATCAAATTACTCGCCGAATTTTAAAATTTCTAATCTAGCCTACGGGGGCAGCAGCAATGCATTGATTTCATTGCAAATGATGCAAGGAATGAAGTTAAATCCTGATTTTGTAATATTTTCTTTTACCAATCCGCTTCGATATGAATTTGACAATGACACCGCTGTGCTGCCTCGATCCTTTAGTGACCTAGATATTGCAGATTATATCAAAAAACGTTATACTACTACTTGTTATTTTGAAAACAAAGAAAAAATAAAAACAACTGATCATTGGTTAGCCTCTGCAGCCTCAATAAACATGGAGATGATAAAAAATTACATGTACTTGGTGTTGTGTCTGACTACCTGTGCAACAAACAAAATACCATTTTGCTATAGTACTGGTGGATTTCTTGATAATATTGGACAGCTAACAAATTCTAACTATATAAAAAATCTTGCCAACGATTATCAAGAGCAAGCATTAATGACAAATCTGTGGAATCATCGAACCACCCATAAAAACGCCGGGCATCTTAATGGGTCCAATACTAGACCGTACTTTCACATCAGCGATGACGCTGTACAAAGTTTGTTTGCTAACGAGTGCATTGATCATATTGTAAGGAAAAAATCTTGTTAAAAGAATACGGAATTGATATACAGAAATTATTCCTGGAAATGATGTTGGAGGATGCTGCCAGCTATGTGCGTGTGCAGAACATTTACAATCCAGAAAACTTTGATCGAAATCTTAGACCAGCGGCTGCGTTTATTAAAGAACACAGTGAAAAACACAAAACTCTGCCAGATATCACGCAGATCTCAGCCACCACTGGAATCAAATTACAATCAGTGCCTGATTTGAATGAAGGGCACTATGAATGGTTCATGGAAGAATTTGAAGCATTCACACGCAGACAAGAACTAGAACGTGCGATCTTGGCAGCAGCAGACCTGTTGGAAAAAGGTGAATATGGTCCTGTGGAAAAACTGATCAAAGATGCAGTGCAGATCAGCTTGACCAAGGACATGGGCACAGACTATTTTGCCAATCCCAGCGAACGTATCAACAAGTATTTTAACTCGGGTGGGCAAGTCAGCACAGGCTGGCCACAACTGGATCGATTGTTGTACGGTGGATTCAGTCGTGGTGAACTGAACATCTTTGCCGGAGGATCAGGATCAGGCAAGAGCTTGGTCATGATGAACATTGCACTCAATTGGTTGCAGCAAGGATTGAGCGGAGTGTATGTTACCTTGGAATTGAGTGAAGACTTGACCAGCTTGAGAACAGATGCCATGCTCACAAACATGAGCACCAAAGACATACGCAGAGACATCGATACCACAGAGCTCAAAGTCAAAATGATGGCCAAGAAGTCGGGCAACTACCAAGTGAAAGGTTTGCCAGCACAAAGCAACATCAATGACATTAGATCGTACTTGAAAGAGTATCAAATACAAACAGGCAAACGGGTAGACTTTGTGATGATTGATTACCTAGACTTGCTGATGCCAATCAGCGTCAAAGTCAATCCCAATGACCAGTTTATCAAAGACAAGTATGTGAGTGAAGAACTACGTAACTTGGCCAAAGAACTGCAAATATTAATGGTAACTGCAAGTCAATTGAATCGCAGCGCAGTGGAAGAAGTAGAATTTGATCACAGTCACATTGCAGGCGGTATTTCAAAGATCAACACAGCAGACAATGTGTTTGGTATCTTTACCAGCAGATCAATGAAAGAACGTGGCAAGTATCAGATACAATGCATGAAAAGTCGTAGTTCGACTGGTGTGGGACAAAAGATTGATTTGGAATACAACATTGAGACCATGCGTATCACAGACGAGGGCGGCGACGAAGGAACTGGTTATAACAAACCGCAAACATCAATCATGGACTCAATCAAGGCCAAGAGTCAGGTTGTTGCCAGCGACAATGCTGCTTGGCAAGCGCCTGTAGGTGGCACACACGCCTGGGACAAACCAGTGGTCAATCACGGAGACGTTGCCAAAGTGGTTGGTGTAGTAGAAAGCACCAAACTCAATCAATTGCTGAAAACTATTAAAACGTCATAATGACATGCATTGACATTTATAAAAATATAAACATTGTGGCTCAGCAAAATGCATTAGCAATTTCGCCTTGTTGTATATCTCCTGTACGCTCAGCTGAAGTAATTGATTTTTTAAACAACAAATACCTTGTTGGTCTTCGCAATGAGATATCTACTGGACAGTTACCAACAGCGTGTAGTAATTGTAAAGATGCCGAAGCTGCTGGACTAACAAGCCGACGGCAAGGCAGCAACTCTTGGTATAAAGACCACAATCTTAACAACAACAAGGTTGAGCTAATTCGTATGGATTACTGGACTGGCGATACATGTAATTTGGCCTGTGTAATATGCGGGCCGAATAACAGTAGTGTGTGGAAACAAGAACTTGGGCTACCTATAGAATTACAAAAATCAACGGCCAATCAGTTTTGGAAAACCATCGACTTGAGCAGCATACAATTTATACATTTCAATGGCGGTGAACCGTTGCTGAGTAAAGAACATGTGAAATTGTTACATGCAATTGAGCACAAAGATCAAGTACACTTAAATTACAACACCAATGGGACTATATTACCAAATAAAGAGTTGTTGAATTTGTGGGAGCAATTTAAGTTAGTGCAACTTGATTTTAGTATTGATGATGTTGGTGAAAGATTTGAATACCAACGGTTCCCTGCAAAGTGGGCTCAGGTGACAGATAATTTGCAATGGTATATTGATAATGCGCCGCACAATTGTATGTTTGCTACCAATACCTCAGTTGGCATACTAAATTCCGACAATCTTAAACAGTTAGAAGAGTGGCTGCAAACAAATTTCCACACCACGCGATTTACAGATCCTATAGAACACCGACAACAATTAACAAATGGGGTGTTCGCTCTTAAAGATACAGACAACAGAAAATCTAAAATAATTGCTACCTTGGATTCTATTGATCAACGACGAGGCACAGATTGGCGTGCTGTATTCCCAGAACTGTTTCAGCAGATGTTCAAAATGCAAAACTAAAAGAACTACCGGAGCAGATCAAGTCAAATTAAGCAACAGTGGTCACAGCAGTCCAAGTGGTACTGCCGCTGGTGTTCACATACATTCGTGTGCTGGTGCTTGACCCGTCAGTTCTCAAATAGAGACTGCCTTGTGCCGCCGTCAATGTTGGAGCACCAGATCCAAAAAACACGCCAAGATTAGCAGTACTAGACATCAACAATCCAGCACCTGCTGTGCCGCCAGCAGGTACAGCAGTTGCAGCAAGCAATCTGATATTTCCAACAGATGACACCACACCACTTGAGATTACATTACCACCAGTAATATTACCAGTTGCAGATACCAACCCACCTGTACGTATGTTACCACTGTACACATTTCCAACAATGCCGGCGCCGCCTGCCACAATCAATGCACCGGTTGTGGTGCTGGTGCTGGCAGTGGTAGCTGCCACATTCACAGTGTTGGTAAAATAACTTAGAGGTCTATTCAAATCAAACACAGTAATAGTAGTACCGCCATCACTGGTAACAAATCCAAATTCATAATATCCAGTGGCACCAAATGTGATCACATTGGCGCTGATGCCTTGTATGCCAGTAAGCCCCAGCGTGACTGCGGCTGGAAGAGTCATGGTATAGGCAGTATTGGTAATGTTGACCTGCACTCGCATCATGCCCACAGTACCCGATGTTGGAAAGTTAGAGAATCCCAATGTTATACTACCAGTGGTGCTGACCGTTTGATAATGCCCAGACGAATAATCCAATGCAACAGCACCAGACGTCACGGTGTTTTGCACAATGCTGCCAGAAAAATCTCGGATCAGCGCAGAATAGATCAATTGATCGCCCATGTTGTTGTCCAAGGTAGCGCCGTCCAATGCACTCTTGAGCACAGCTTTGTTTTCCAGATCAGTTATTTCGTTTTTGGCGTAGGTAAAATTGGTTTGGATATTAGTGAAGTTGTCACGGAATCCTTGAGTGTTGTTGGGCACGCCGGCAACCGGGTAGTTGGCGTCGATATTTTGCGGGTTGATGCTGCTGGTCATTGGTGGTATCCTTGTTATAGATATTTATTCACATCCAGAAATCGCTAAATAATCCAAAGGTCACTGATTTACATGCAAAAGAAAACCCGCAGCATACTAGAAGAACTGGACAGTCTGTACATCGAGCGAGATCGTCGGTTGGTAATAGAAAATCGCGCGAGCAACGTGATAGCCAATGCCATCAGATTGCTGGAGCAGATTGAATCAGAATTTGATGCTGAAACAGCAGAAAACCTCACTAGAAAATTCCTCAATGCCATACGAACAAAAAACGCTGGTAAATTTTCTCGATCAGTAAGGAAAACAGATGCAAATTCATGAACTGACTAGAAAATCTCGCGTCAATGAAGATGCTGCGCCAAACACGTCATTGATGGTTAACCAGGCTGCACAAAACATGCAACGGCAGTGGTCTCGGCAGGTGTCTCAGGCCCTGGCAGCAGATGCAGTCACTGACACTGCACAACTCAGTCCGCAATCTAAAACTTCATTGAAAAAAGCATTGAACTCAATAGTGGCACAAAATCAATTTCTTGGCGGTATGGATTTTACAAATTTAAGCCAAATGGTATCTCAAACAGATGACAATGGCGCTTATACTCCAGTCTACATCAATCAAGCTGATACCATAATGAATCAATTGTATGCTGGTATACGTCAGTTGGGTAATCTTGATGTGGAAAAAGTTGACACTAGAGAATTGGCTGAATTTCGAACAATTGCACAAGCTGCATATGAAGCAGGAGTTTTGATGCAAACTCACCCTAAACAGCAAGCAGGCACAGCACCATGAGATATCTATTAGAAGGCGGAAATGTATTCAAAGGGCCCAACAAAGAACCGCTTACACAGCGTATCAATCGACAAGATGTACCAGCAACGGTCCAATGGATAGAACAAGTTACTGGTTTAGATTTCAGCACCGACAAAGATGACGATGGCATACCATTGCGTTGGTTGGGGTCAACTGGCAAAGCCCCCTCATCAGGAGACTTGGATCTTGCTGTGGATCTGAATGAAGTTTCAAAAGAACAATTGGCTGGAATACTTTCTCAATTTGTACAAAGCCAAGGACTGGATCCTAGAGAATGGGTCAAGAAGGGCGGGGAAGTACATTTAAAAACACCCATTGCCGGTGATGCCAATCGTGGATTTGTGCAAACTGACTTTATGTTCTTTCCCAACTTGGATTGGGGACAGTTCTTTTATGGCGGTGGCACAGACTCAGCTTACAAAGGCATGAATCGAAACGTGCTAATGAGCAGCATAGCCAAACAACTGGGACTCAAAGTAGGCGCCAATGGCATGTTCTCTAGAACCACAAATCAACTGGTACAAGGTGGCCTGGATCCTGATTATGTGGCCCAGGTGCTATTGGGACGCGGTGCTACTCGTGCCAATCTAAAGAATGTAGAATCAATCTATGCTGCATTGGCCAAAGATCCCAACCGTGATGCCAAGCTTCAAGACTTCCGTGGTTATCTAGCCGGCGAAGGCTTGCAAGAACCCGACTTATCTGTGAAAGAAAGCGACGCATATTTCCTAGCTAGATTAAGAGATCGCATTGTGAATCGCGGATACGTGGCCTTGGTTGAAACTAAAAAATCTTACCAACTTTACGAACAAGAACCTGCTGCTGTAGGCGGAAAAGCCAAAGGCATCGAACACCTGGAAGATTATATTTTCCGCAAGGGCAGTGCTGGAGTAGACCAAGCATTGGCCATAGCTGATGGGTTTTATAAAAATTCTCAAACAGGATCCGTAAAATGGGATGGAAAACCTGCTGTGGTGTTTGGTCGCAAGCCCGCAACTGGTGAGTTTGTGCTTACAGATGATTCGGGTTTTTCAGCAGCTGGTTACGATGGATTGTTTACCAGCACAGATGCCATTGCTGACGATATGTCTCGACGAGATGCTAATGCTGTTGCCAAAGGCAACAAAGCAGATAGAGTCAAAACTTTACTGCCAACATACAACGCTATTTGGCCATATCTTGAAGCAGCCACTCCTACAAACTTCCGTGGATATGTCAAAGGAGATCTGATGTACTGGGCCAACACCAATAACCCGTTGCCAGCAACAGAAGAAGAAATTGTACCCGGCGCAGTTTATAAGTCTGCTGGACTACTGATATTTAGACCCAACACTGTGACATATCGTATTCCGGCGGACAGCAAATTAGGACAACAAATTGCCAACAGCAACATAGGTGTGGCTGTACACACTATGTATGCAGATGCAGGTGCTGCCAAACAACCACTCAGCGGAGTCAAATTTAATCCTGTGGAAGGATTGTTGCTGATAGAACCAATCACCGCAAAACCTGTACCCAAGAACAGTCCCATGTACAACCAGATCAAAACACTGCTACGACAAAATCGTCAGGCTATAGATACTTTGCTCAATCCTGGTGAACTACGTGCAATGAAGATCACTGACTTGGCCAAGTTGGCCATAGACTACATAAACAAAAGAGTAGATCCAAGACACGCTGCCTACACAGGTGATTTTCGTGACCTTGTGCCTGGATTCTTAGCCTGGTTGGAACAAACACAAACACCACAAAAAGTTGGCAACATTGCACAGTACCTGAGTAGTCCTACCAGCAATGAACAGGGGTTGGCTGCGGCATTCTTGTTGTTTGAAATGTTGCATGACTTAAAACTGGATATGTTAGGAAAACTAGATGCACAGGTGCCCGGCAATGAAGGATGGGTGTTTGCAACCCCTGCAGGCTATGGCAAAGCAGTGAATAGATTTGATTTTACCGCCAGAAACAAAGCAAAAAACAATCCTCAACCCCAGTGATTTTTGCCAATTGTATAAATAAAAGTAGGGCAACAACCCACTAACTTAAAGGAAATTTATCATGGCAGTATTTACAAAAGTAAACGGAACTACACAACCAGTATTTGCACTGGACGTGGCAAACGGTTCCATCGCAGGAACAGCCAACGTAGCTGCTCAAGGTCCAGTTCAGATCCAAGGTCCTAAACTAGACTTCTTCACATTGACAGCCAACGCTGCTTTGACCAATGCCGGTAACGTCAATGGTTATTTGAACAATGTGTTGCAATCTATTCAACAAACTGGTACCATTGCAATTTATCAAGCTGGCGCTACAGCTGGTACAATCAGCTTGGCAATCTATCCAAATGGTGCTTACACCACAGCTACCTTGGTTGCTGCTGCTCAAGTGGCCAACGCAACTGGTGGTTTGAACATTGGTATCCCAACTGCCAACGTGAGCAACACAGCCAGCTTCACTAGCCTGTAATCCAGGTCAGCGATAGCCGCAACCCCGGAGGTAAAAAATCCGGGGTTTCTTTTTGGCCTTAAATATCTATCTAATGAGAATACAATGTCGCACACTTTTTGATTGCAGTTATACAGGTACCACTGGCCATTTTAGACCAGGTGAAATCCCGTTTGAAGACCGCATAGGGCAAAAAATAACCAATCAGTCAGAATGGCATCACAGCCGTAATCAACAACGCAACTGGGAAACACTATTGCAGATCATAGGCTTGCGTACACAACCATTGGATATCACCACACCTGTGTATCGCACTGGTGCGTGGGAATTTGAATTTCGTGTGGAATCTCCTTCAGTATATGCAATAGATGGCCACCCGGATCCACTAGCAGGACTGGTACAAGGTTGTGAAGATGTGCCCATGATGACAAATCTCACCGAACAACCTGAACTGAAATCCACCATTACCACAGTGGGCTCAGATCAGAATATCTGGTTCCTACCACTAAATACATCATTGGAGTAATCATGGTGGACACAACTGATATTGAAAAGAAAAGTCTCGAAGCTCACGTGGAACTATGTGCAGAACGTTATAGATTGCTGGAGACCAAGCTGGATACCTTGGAAGAGCGCCTGGTAGGCCTGCACAAGGTCATGGGCGATCTTAGAGGCATGATGGAAACCATGACAACCAAACGCAACGATCAAATAGTCAATTGGGGCATAGGTATAATTGGTGTGCTAGTGGCCACTGTGGGCTGGTTGGCTGCACAATACTTCAAAACTCTATGATGAATGAAAAAAAGTTTGAACTTTTGCTAACAAAAGAGTTGAAAAAAAGTTCCGCCAACACCATTGTGAGTGACGACGACGGTGCCAACTACTTTGTGTTTGGCAAGTACGACATAACTCAAACCGCCGATGGATTCTTGGTCAGTGACTGGCACAGTGCTATACATTGTTTTTCCACCAAACGCATTGCACTCAGCTGGTGTGTGGCAGATAAATTTCAACGATACAACTTGTCCAACAACATAATGATACTGGATCGTAGGCAACAGGTGCTCAAAACAGACATCTTTTGCAGCCGAAAAACAGCCGAAGTCAGCGGCCATGAATCGTTTTACGAAATAGTAAATACTAAGATGCAACCCAAGATAGATATGCTTGCATCAGTGACCGCCGAATTGGAAAAATGTATAAATTCGGCTAAATATCTACAGATTAGAGGATTCCATAATGAAACTGCAAGAACTAGCGGCTCCTAAGCCATCAAAACAAATTGCCAAAGTATTCGAAAGTTATTTTGGTTCACGCATCAAATTTGACCGTTTGAACTCACGTCAAACACGAATAATGCTGAACAAAGTACGTGGCGTATTGGGTGAACATCGTAGCACCACTGCACGCCATACCAGTGAACAAAATCCACACTATTTGAAACTGGTCATGATGGAACAAGCCTTGGCCAGTCGCCTGCGTGAAGAAGTTGTTCCCGGCGGCGGCGGCGGCGCACCCAACAATGGACCAGGCACCACTGGTGCTGCTCCTGGACAAACCATCCAGCAAGCACCACAACCAGGACAAACACCAACAGCGCCGCCAGCAACTGCTCAAGATCCCAAAGTGGCTGCTGCAATGAAGAAAAGTGAATCTGGACAAACACTTTCGGCTGCCGAGAAGGCACTGGTAGCTGGCGCTATGATGGCCATGGCTGAAAGCCGTTTGCGTAGAGAATATCGCATTTTGAAAGAGTCTGAGATTCAACAGGCTCAAGTGGTATTGGCTGCTCAAGACCTAGTGGACAAAATGCAAGACATGGTAGAAGAAGTCAGTGAATTGCAATTCAAAGACCTGCCTGCCTTGGTTGAAAGCATCAAGAATCAAGTTGGTGTAGATCAAGCCATGCAATTCAACACTGACGCCACTGGCGCATTGGCTGGCTTGCTGCAAAATCTGCAAGGTGCCAAGCAACAATTGGAAGCTGCACTGGGCGTGGTAACAGGCACAGGCGGACCAGACATGAGCGCCATTGCCAATGCTGGCGCTGCTGCTGGTGACATGGCCGCAGCTGGCGCAGACATGGGTGCCGCTGCTGGCGATGTAGGCCTGGACGCACCACCTCCGGGCGAAGGTGATCTCGAAGCTGCTGCCGAACCCCCAGTTGGAGCAGCATTAGGCCGAGCACGTAGATAATGCGTATATTTGAAGTTGACGACTCAGCATCGGCAACTCCAAGTCCAAATCAATTGATGGGACTGGTTTCTTTTTTGGCTGGCCGTTCAAATGATACCAACGCCCGAAAAGAGATCAGTCAAGATGCATTTGTAAGTTTGGCCCAAAGTCTGAACATCAACGTAAACAGACAAAATCTTGGCGACTTGATTGCACAACCTCCACTGAGCAACATGCTGGAACCACTGGATCCCAACTCTGGTGTGATCACATTCAAAGGCGGCGAAGAAACTGATCCGGCCATGCCAGTGAATCGTGCTCAAGACATTGTTGCAGCCGCTGCCAAGTCAGCAATGAAACGCCCAATGTAATCAAACTGGGCAGGGCGATGAAAACTTTTTTAGTAAGCTCGCCGCCGCGAACTGGAAGTCATTACCTACATGCACTATTACGCAGTGCAAGCCCAAATACAAATACAATACTAACCCATAATCCGTGGTATGAACTTGATTACCACAATACCTGTTTGATATTGTTGGCTCGACGAGACAAAACAGCAGCAATATTATCACAGTTAATAGGCCAGCGCACAGAGCAATGGACAAAATATGAAATCACGCCGGATGCATTCCTAGTAGATTGCCATCGGGGATCAGATTTATATCATACCTACATGTTTAATCGCTGGTATGAAAAATCACATGATTTTTCTAGACCATATGCAAAAATACAACATTTTTGTTTTGAGGACTTTGTTGGCAATCATGATCATGTATTTTCAGCACTTGATTTAAATCCAGTTCGTGATATAAAGTTACCACAACAAAGCCCGTATTCTTACCGGGATATAATTATCAATTACAAAGATTGTATTCAAACCATTCAGCAATGGGATATAGAAAATCATCCCTTCATAACAGTTACTCAACCACATTTAAGAAAAAGCACTTAATCAAAAAGCAACTAAAATCAACATAAATATAGTATAATCAGTTTGTTAAGATAAAAATTCTCGGAGGTAATTATGGCTTATTCAAATCAAGTAATCGATCATTATGAAAATCCACGCAACGTAGGCAGCTTTGACAAAAACGATAACAGCATCGGAACTGGTATGGTAGGCGCACCTGCTTGCGGTGATGTGATGAAATTGCAGATAAAGGTAGTAGATGGAATCATCCAAGATGCCAAGTTTAAAACGTATGGTTGCGGCTCAGCGATTGCGTCAAGTTCGCTGGTTACTGAATGGGTCAAAGGACGCACACTTGAGCAGGCAGCGGCGATCAAAAATAGCGAAATTGCTTCTGAGCTTGCCCTCCCTCCAGTTAAGATTCATTGTTCAATACTTGCGGAAGACGCGATCAAAGCGGCAGTAGCAGATTATCGTAGCCGGCATGATCTTGTTCACTGAAACTGCTGGTAACAAAATCCAACGACTATTGAAACAACGTGGTGGTGCAGGCATACGACTGGGTGTAAAAACTACAGGTTGCTCAGGACTAGCTTATGTGTTAGAATACATAGATGCGTACCCATCGGACCTCGACACTGTGATCAACTATGCCCAACCCAATTTTGCTGTGATAGTGGACAAAAAACATGAAGTGTATCTTTCGGGCATGACTATAGATTATGTACGCCAAGGACTCAACGAAGGTTTTGAATTCCGCAATCCCAATGAGCGTGATCGATGTGGTTGCGGAGAAAGTTTCAGAGTGTGAATTCATTAGCAGTTTTTGGATGCAGTTGGGCTGTAGGAATTGGTGTGTCAGATGCTGACACATTTGGATCACGCCTGGCAGCAAAATTACCCACAACCAATTTTTCCAATTTAGGTGTATCTGGATCCAGCAACAGCAGATCAGTGTTGCAACTGCTTGAGTATGTCAAACGTACCGACATACCTGTGGAAAATTCAATAGCAGTTTTTTTAGTAACAACGCCAGCAAGAGAATGTGTGATTACCCATGATTACCCAACCCCTGCACGTACCATTGATATAAAGTCTGGGCAACCAGGTAAACTTGTTCATAGTTGGGAAAGACATTTTACATCAATACCTAATCTTAATTTTAATCTGCACAAAAATATATTGAGCACACAAGCCATATGTCGACAGTACAACATCCAGGATTATTACATTGTTGGGTGGTCTGATATTGATTTGCAATTACCAGGTATCGACACTACCAAGATATACCATAAATCTTGTGTGCAACTGTTTGGGTACCACGATCAAGCGCACTATCTTAAAGAGCCACCAAATCAATACAATCAATACTTGCGTAGTTGTGGCCACCCAAGCGAATTGGGTCACGAATTAATTGCACAAACATTACACAACTGGATAACTGAACCAACCAATGTACAATCCAAAATTTAACTATCAACCCATACCCCGAGTCACAATAGAAGGCAAAAGATTCTATGCCACACCAGATGGCAATAACTTGCCATCAGTGACCACTATTCTTGACAAGACCAAGAGTGAAGCCAGCAAGGCAGCCTTACACAATTGGCGACGTGCTGTGGGTGCAGAAAAAGCTCAACAAATTACCACAGAAGCTGCCAATCGTGGCACACGCATGCACACCTATCTTGAAGATTATGTCAAAACAGGTGCCATAAAAGAACGTGGCTCAAATCCATTCAGTTGGCCAAGCCACGAAATGGCCAAAACTGTGATTGCCAAGGGATTGAAAAATGTGAATGAATTTTGGGGCATCGAAGTTCCACTGTATTTTCCAAAGATCTACGCAGGCACAACTGACGGCGCTGGGCTGCATTTAAATGAAGAATCAATATTGGATTACAAGCAGACCAACAAGCCCAAAAAACGCGAATGGATTGACGATTATTTTGTGCAACTATGCGCCTATGCAGAAGCACACAACGAACTACATGGCACAAAAATACGCAAGGGCGTGATCCTGATGTGTGTAAAACCTGATCTTGACGCTGATCATAATCTCATCAGCCGACCACAATATCAAGAATTTGTGTTAGAGGGCACAGAATACAATCGATATTGTGATCAGTGGTGGCGCAAAGTAGAAGAATACTACACCAAACACATATAGTTGCCCTGGTCCTTCTGGGCTAAATATGTGATACCTCAAGGAATCACATCGTGGCAATTGTACAAATTTCAAGAATTACCCAACGAAAAGGTCTAACAGAAGACCTACCACAACCGCTGGCCGGTGCAGAATTTGGCTGGGCCACTGACGAACGTCGATTGTTTATTGGAAATGGCACCATTGAAGATGGTGCCCCTATTGTGGGAAATACTGAAGTACTGACAGAATTTTCCGACGTGTTGTCTTTTACCACAGCCTACACTTATCAAGGTGCCGCTGCTGGATACACAGCACAAACTGGGCCCAGTGCCAGTTTGCCAATATCACAAAGCATTCAAGAACGTCTTGACAGTTATGCAGTGATCACTGATTTTGGTGCCATAGGCGACGGAGTCACTGATGATACTGCTGCTATCAATCGTGCTCTTTATCAACTGTATTGCCGTGAATCCAACACAGCTATTCGCCGTAGTTTGTTTTTTCCAGCTGGCACATACATTGTGACAGATACCATTGCTGTTCCGCCGTATGCATTGTTGTATGGCGAAGGTTCCAACTCCAGCATTATTAAATTTTCTGTACTGCCATGGACCAACGCTGTTGCATATTCTGCTGGCGTGCTGGTCAGTGACTCGGGCAGTTTTTATCGGGCAAACTTTGATGTGCCCATAGGCACCGGTCTTGGCAGCACAACCACCGGTGGCCAGTATTATTGGGGCAATATTACCACCGGTGCTGCAACAACATTGCCCACCTGTGTTGTGAGTACCGCAGACAGTTTGCAACAGACAGGCGTCAGCGTGGGAGCCAATGGTGCCACCACACCACAATATATCACTGTGCGAGACATGTCGTTTGCAACTGATCAGGCCAACGATCCATTCTTATGGCAAAATGCACAACAATGCTCAGCTACCGGAGTTACATTTTCGGGGCCAGGAACTACCAGTACTCTGACTGTTGCCACTGCTGGAACTCGTGCAGTGAATTATGCCGGTACTTCGCCGGCCTGTGAAAATATCATCATGGACACTTGTAAATTCACTGGCTGTACATACGCTACCTACACCAATGCAACTGTTCAAGGTATCACATACAGCAACAGCACATTTGATACGCTGTATCAAGGCGTGTATTTTAGCACCAATCCCACCGGAGTGCGTGTGGTACAAAATACATTTGACAACATCTACGCAGAAGGCGTGGTGTTTAGTGCTTGTTCGTTGAACGCCAGCGCATACAATACATTTTATGATGTAGGAAATCATTTTGCCGGTATTGGTTCTCCGGCCAGCAACATAATTTTGATTTCTGGTGACAACAACATCAGTGTGGGCGACATGTTCACACGTACCACTGCCAACAGTACAGTGTATGCTAGAATTGCATTGAACAACACCAACAGTACTGCCATGAGCATGAACAATCGTGGTATCACGTATTATGTCAGCAATGCAGTCAGCAACAGCATAGCCAATCAGTTGGCTCAAGGAACCTGGGCCAGAGACAACGGTATCAACGATACCTTGACCAACAACTCCACAGCCACCTTGTTCATAGTAGATACCAGTATTATGAAATCATTCAAGGTGGATTACACCATCACAAGAGATATTTTTGCCAGAAACGGTCAACTCACTGTGGTATATGGGTCAGGTGGCGGGTTTGGTTATACAGATGAATATATCGAAAATGGTATCACTGGTATTACATTGACTGCTGCAGAGGCCTCAGCCGGTGGCAACATCACAGTGAGTTACTCATCAACCAACTCTGGATATACTGGCAACATCAAATACAGCGTGACACATTTAAATTGATGTGGTTCTCAACTTTTGCACAGCGGCTTGAAAGCTGGCAGCAACTCAGGCTCACTGTTCAATCTCAGTCTGCACAGGCCGCAGCGGAAACTGTCAATCAATGGTGGTTTCGGGCACCTTGGTCAGCATATCATCTGCACTGGGATGACCAGTCAGACTGGCCTGATCCGTGGCAATTATTGAGCGATAATATGTATTGTCCGGTTGCTCGCGGACTAGGAATACTGTATACTATAGCTATGATAGATCATCCAGAATTGCAAGATGCTGTGTTAACCGACACCGGAACCGATAATTTAGTCCTGATCGCCAATGGGAAATATATATTGAATTGGGACCAGTCTCGAGTGTTAAATATTGATCCAGGACTGTATCAAGTCCAGCACAGCTTGACTCAACAACAAGTACAACAACAAACAAGGTAGCGATGAAAATTACAACAGTACAAAAGCGTGATGGCACGCGAGAGCCATTGGCATTGGAAAAATGGCAGGCACAGATAGCCAAAGTATGTTCAGGCATAGCAGACGTCAGTCAAAGCATGGTGGAAATCAAAGCCCAAATGCATTTTTATGATGGCATAAGCACACGAGAAATTGATGGGGTCACGCTCAGAGCCATTGTGGATCTGATCGACGTAGAATCAAATCCTGATGTGGGACACACCAACTATCAGTATGTGGCAGGCAAACAACGACTCAGTATGTTGCGTAAAGATGTTTATGGCAACTATCAACCTCCTCACTTGTATGACATTGTGAAAAAGAATGTTGCAACTGGTCTCTACACTCCTGAACTGTTGGAATGGTATTCAGAGGATGATTGGAATCGCATGCATGATATCATCGACCATAGCAAAGACGAGACCTTGAGTTATGCTGCCATTGAACAACTGATTGAAAAATATTTGGTCAAAAATCGTGCCACAAAGGAAACTTATGAAACTCCACAAATTCGATATATGGTTGCGGCCGCTACTGTATTTCACAAAGAAGAACCGAACTCAGCGAGAATGCGCTACATCAAAGAATACTACAATGCTGCCAGTGATGGTCTTTTTACATTGGCTACCCCTGTGCTGGCTGGCCTGGGAACTCCAACCAAGCAATTTAGTAGTTGTGTGCTTATTCGCAGTGACGATGATTTGGACAGTATCTTTGCTTCGGGAGAGATGATGGCAAAGTATGCTAGCAAACGTGCTGGCATTGGACTAGAGATCGGACGCTTACGTCCACTAGGATCACCTATTCGCGGTGGTGAAATCATGCACACTGGTATGATACCTTTCTTAAAGAAATGGTTCGGTGACTTGAGAAGTTGTAGTCAAGGAGGTATTCGCAATGCTAGTGCTACTGTGTTTTATCCTATTTGGCATCATCAGTTTGATGATCTTATCGTACTCAAGAACAACCAAGGTACAGAAGAGACCCGCGTTCGACACATGGACTATGGAGTGGTCCTCTCCGCCTTCTTCTGGAGACGTTTCAAGAACAAAGAAAACATAACATTCTTTGACCCCAACGAAGTACCTGACTTGTATGAAGCATTTTATAAAAACACTGCACTGTTTGAAGAACTGTATGTTAAATACGAAAAGCAGAAAGGCCTACGTAAAAAGACGATGGCTGCTGAGGAAGTGTTCAAGAGTGGTATTCTCAAAGAACGAACAGACACTGGACGTATATATCTAGTGTTCATTGACAATGTGATGGACCAAGGTCCGTTTGACCCAGAGTATCATACAATTTACCAGAGTAACTTATGCTGTGAAATCCTATTACCTACTAAATCTTTTAAGAGACTTGACGATCCGGAAGGACGTATCGCTCTCTGTACTCTCGGAAGTATCAACTGGGGAGCATTCCGTAATCCAGAAGATATGCGCCGTGCTTGTCGCATTCTACATCGGAGTCTTAACAATATACTGGATTACCAGGACTTTCTTTCCATCCAGTCTAAACTAAGCAACGATGAAATTCGTCCTCTAGGCATTGGCGTCACTAACTTAGCATACTGGCATGCCAAACGCGGTCTCAAATATGGCGAAAAAGATTCACTAGCTGAAGTTAAATCTTGGATGGAACACTTGGCATTCTATCTCACAGAAGCCTCAGTAGAACTGGCACAAGAACGTGGCGCTTGTTTAGGCAGTGAACACACGCGATATGGGCAAGGAGTGTTTCCTTGGGAACTACGGGCCGAAGGTGTTAACGAATTAACAAGTTTTGCACCCGAATTGGATTGGGAAACACTACGCACCAACATGAAAACGCATGGTGTTCGCAATGCCACACAAATGGCCATTGCACCAGTGGAGAGCAGCAGTGTGGTTATCAACAGTACCAATGGTATCGAGATGCCCATGAGTCTAATCAGTGTGAAAGAATCCAAAGCTGGTAGTCTAACACAA